GATCGTCGTCAACCCCCAACCCAGGCTTTCGATTGCCTGAACCTGACAAGGATGCATCCAGGCGACCGACTTCTCCATGTTGTCCGTACCCACGCGATCCCCGATAACGTTCACCGCGCGACGGATGTACGAGAGCGCGATGCTGCCACTGTTCGCGTTGATACGGTTGGCACGGATCTCGGGGAAGAGCGCACGATCCATCCCGAGCCACGTTCCGGAAGATGCGTTGGAGTGATGATACGGCACTCCAAGCAAGGAGACGACACCTGCACCCGTCACGTTGCCAAGACCGCCAACGACGATCTTGTCACCAGCCACTGTACCAGCCGTAGCTGTTGCGATTTTGATCGTCTTGCCGACAAGATCATGGAACGTAATGAGCTTATCAATTCCAGCTGTGCGATTCGCCGCCAGTGTGGAACTCATGATGGCTACTTCCTGGCTGTAGCGCATCAGACGGGAACCATAACCGTCTGTGGTGAGCGTGATCGTCTCAGGTGTGCCACCGTCCGCCGTGGTCACCGTTCCGAGAATACCACGCCCATCTGTCATGAGCAAGGAATCGAGGTGACGTCGGAACTCAGCGATCGCGCTCGCAGAGAGACGTCGAACCGTGTTGACCACGGCCTTTCGTCCACTCTCCGTGGCCCACTCGGCCTTGCGCGTGTACTGAGAACCCAACCTGAAATGCTGGCTGTTGATCACACCCTTGTCGTACACGGGTGCATAGCCCAATCCGAGGGCGCCACCATCCGGGTTGTAGTGACCGAAGTTCCCACCAGGCCGGATCTCGAGAGGAACTCGAGCATCCCTGTTGGAAACTTCCGCGTCATCAGCCGTTTCGCAGAACTTCAGAAACGGTCCTTCTCGATCAAACAGAACTGGGACGATCCTGTCGACGTGCTCCAGTTCTGTTGCGGCAACAGCCGCTTCGTCCTGAGCCGGCATAGGTTACTTCCTCTTGAGTTTAGGCGTCCTATTCATGATATCCAGATCGGAGGTAGAGGCCCAGTCGATCTCACTCGACCGAATCTTCTTCCCTCCTCCAGATGGTGCTTCACCAACAGGGCGCCTCATCGGGGGAGCCTTGCCCTCCTTGGTTTTCTCAACACGTCCCAAGGCCTGATTGAAGTACCGACGCCGAATGGGTCCAATGAGCTGAGTCGCACGACCGATAAACGTACCGATCATACGAGTCTTGTACTCATTGGAGTATCCTGATCTGCGACCTCTCTCCAACAGATGATCCATCGTTCTGTTGAAGTGGACATCTTCGTCCATGAGCTCTTGGACATCCTTCATCGTTTTGTCGATGATCGACGCCTTCAGGAACGAGTTCAACGTGTTGTCAGGATCGAGCCCCTTTTCGATACGCTTCTTCAGGAGCTTTTCACCATTGCCTTTGATTCCGCCGATGAAGTCAGTTCTAACCCTCATCTCATAACGACGTTCGCGTTCCTCAACCTCTTTGGCCCGAGAATCAATCTCAGGATCAGCCTCCACTCGCTTCGAGTCAAAGTTAGGAATTCCACCCTTCAACTCTGGCCAGATGAGACTGCAGATATGCTTGGTTGACCTAACCAAGTTCTCGTTCCCAGACGCTTCCCCGTTAACCCTTGCTTTACGAAGAAGGTTGGCAAAGACTGGGAAGACAACCTCAGAGTAGGTTGCCCTATCTAGATCGTAAAGAGCTGGTAGAACACCCGAGATGAAACGCTTGTAACCCTTTTCAGAGGTCTGCTGAATAGACCTGATGACCTTAGCGGGATCACCATTGAGAATCTCATTCTCGAAACCCCGATAATCCTCGTTGAGCTGAACCGCTTCCTGAGCCTGCTTCGGATCGACGAAGAGCTGAGAGAACTGTTCATGACGAATGATGGCATTCCGAAGGGGCTTGTGCTTCTTCAGAATATCGGGGTATTCCTTCTCGAGATCCTTGAGCAATTGAGGTTTGAGGGAGTCCCTGAGTTCTTGCTCTTCCTCGGGTTCCTCTTCCTGCTCAAGCTGATCCTCATCCTCATCTTCATCGACAAGTCTGGGCTCAGGTTCCTCTTCATCGTCAAGAGGAAGCTCGAGATCATCGACAGACTCCTCACCTCGAACCTTACGACCTTCAGGAGCAGGTGTTTCTCTCTCCTTAGGTGCAGGCTCAGGATGATCGGCGTCGTCCTTGTCGAGAAGACGATTCATCTCCGTAAGGTTACTCTCAGCTTCGATTTGAAGCTCCTGCGACTCTCCGGCTCCCTCAGGCATGACTTTCTCCCTTAATGGGTGCTACGTTTACTTGATGGGCTTAAGCTCAACCCCAGGCTTGGTGAGAACGGCTCCAACAGGAGGCTCAGGCTTACGGAACTTCACGGTCAAGCTCGTGATGTTGTTCGCAGGCCAGTCGCAACCTTCCTTGGACGCATGATCAGACGCCAGCCTACGGACGGAATCCTCGGTTGCTTCTCCATAGGGCTTGATATCCAGCTGCTGTCCACACTTCTTGCAAGGAACTCTCACGCTACACCTCTTACTCTAACACGAAACCAAACGTCTGTGTTTGAGGGTCCAAGCGTTCCTTCCCCAAGTGTGGGGATTTGAAGCTCTGCCCACGAGATTTGTGCACGTCTTGGAGCGAATGGGACTTCGAATTCCGCCCATGAGACCTGTGACCTTCTCGGTGCTGGTGCAGCTGGTACTTCCAACTCCGCCCAGGAGACATAAGCTCGACGTGGAGCGAACGGTACCTGAAACTCAGCCCAAGCAACTTGTCCTCGACGAGGTGCGAAGGGTACTTCCAACTCGGCCCAAGAAACTTGTGCTCGATGGGGAACGAGCGGTATCTCAAACTCTGCCCAGGAAACTTGAGACCTTCGTGGTGCTGGCGCAGTAGGAACTTCGAGTTCTGCCCAAGAGACTTGAGCAGTTCTTGGAGTTCCAATAGACGCAATCGGGTTGTCACCGATTCCACGGAGGCCAAGCACACTTTATGTTCCACGAGCAAAGGAGCAAACGAGCCCCGCTGTACGTCCCACCGTGATGCCCAAACTAAGTGCATCTGCAACGATCGCAGAGGTCACCTTGGTGAGCATCTGAGCGGGAGTGTCAGCAAGAAGGATTTCCACGTTTATCATGCGATCTTGAATGAGGAAGGGTCCCTGTCTATCTGGACCCTCCCCAATCTGTGGAACATCCGATCCAACATAAGCCACTTTGAAGTGGGCTGTAAACATCACTGGGTTGGGCTCAGCCGAGACTCCAAAGGCTTCTCGTCCCGTTGCGAATTGATAACACCAGTAGTTCGCCATTAGCTTTGCACCACTATTAAGATTCCTGGTCCACCGTTCCCACCAGCACCGGAGTTACCTACCGAGTCTCGTCCTGCTCCTCCGCCTCCTCCTCCACCGCCGTAGTTTCCTCCGTTACCTCCAGCAGCACCAGGACCCCCAGAGATACGTGAACCCCCACCTCCTCCACCAGAACCACCATGTACCTCATTGGCAGTTACTGAGTTACCTGCTCCTCCAGGAGAAGCACCTCCAGAAGGTCCAGCTGTTCCTCCAGTAAGACCAGCAAGATTCCTACTAAAAGAAGCCATACCACCGGCCCCACCAGCAGAAACGGCGTTACCTGTAGTTACGCCACCACCAGACCCACCACCAGAAGCCTCGTTAGCCGCACTACCAGCAACTCCTACGAGCCCTGTTGTGCTTGCAGTACCACCAGCCGAGCCACCCTCAAGTGGACGTGTACCAACCGCTCCGCCAACACCTGATGTAGCAGTACCACCAGCACCGAGTGATCCACCAGCACAGAATAACCAACCACCAAAGGTAGTGTTGATTCCTGCTGTTCCACTGGCCCCATTCGTAGAGTTCGTCGCTTGTCCAGCAGCACCGTTAGCCGCCGTTCCAACTACGACAGCCTCTGTCGCTCCAAGTAATGCAATAGATGTGGGAGGCATGATGTTCCACACCCCACCTGCTCCACCACCTCCACCACAACAGATAGAGGAAGCAGCTCCCTTCCTACCTGCACCTGCACCACCGCCCTGTCCAACTCCTGCTGCCGAGACCCACCGAGCGAGTGGATTCTTTGTCCATGTTCCATTCGCAAGGAAGATGTCGACTTGCGGGAGCATGACGAGCTTAGAGATGACGTCAAGAAAGACATCCTTGGTTCCAGCAGAGAAGGAAACAGCTGAACCTGTGGAGGAAGCGAGAACCGTTGTCCTAGTAAGCGTGTTAGCAGCGGAGTAAGTCCCAATGCCAACTTCCCACTCGGAGGGTACAGAACGATTCCAGATTACGTAGCAGACAGTATCCGAAGGACTCGTACAAACGGCTGCAAATGTACGATGCCCAACCACGGCTCCACCTAAAGTGAGCGCACCCGTCCCCGTTGTCGTCGACGTTTCGAAGATGCGGTCCGCCCAAATGTGTGCCATTAGGGTTTGTTCGCTATGAACCTCAGATACAGGTTAGTATAATCCGTGATGGCGTCTGCTTCCCCTGCCGAGAGTGTATAGGACCCCGCCGTCCAGCCCGAGGGAATATCTGTAAGCGTGGCAACCGTTGCGATGAGTGTTCCTGGAGTTCCCTCACTAACATATCCCTGTCGAAGTTGGACAGTAAGATCAATGGGATCTCCACCTGCAGCATCTTTTCCATATCGAAAGCGCACAATATGGTTAGCAGAGGAAACCGGATCTTCGAGCGTCGTGAGCTTAGTGACATAGACATCACTCGTAGGAGTAAGGCCAGTTCGGATATAGTCACCATCATCCGCAGCGACTTCATCAATCTGGTCGAAGATGGCTGTCGTCGTCCCATCATCTTCCTCCCAGTTATCTCTCGTCGTGTCAGTTGATGGTCTTCCAAACTGTGGCATTATCTTACCCTACCGTATCTCCGACCGTCTCGCTGAGTCCATTTGAGTTCCTTGCCTCGGAAGACCATACGAATTCCGGGGTTGGGAAAGAGACGAATGTAGTTCTCCCTCCCAATGATACGAATCTTGGATTTCCACCAAGTTTTGAACTTAGTAACCAAACGTGACCTCGACGGTAAGATCACCAGCACCTGTCTGAGACGTTTTCTGAGCACGAAGGAAAGCCGCATCCGTTACGGGAGATGTACGTGTCTCACCCGTTGTCAGGATTCCAGGATCGAGATCAGTCCAAGGACCGTTCACGTTGTTGGAAACCTGGAGCTTGATGCTCGCAGCTGAGGGGGCGGCACTGAACCAATAGGTCCACGTGATCACCTTGGCCAGCGTGGTAGGAAGAGCAAAGACGGCTGAGTTGACCGGAGGCGAACCCAAAGGATTCGCATCGAACAACTTCGTGATCTCACCCGGCTGCAGCAATTGAGTAGGCATGTTATCCTTGCATCGTTGGGGGCGGTTCTGCCGCACCGGTTTTCTGAGCCTGTCCACCCTTAGGAGGAGGAGCGCTTGCTGCCGCTTGAGCAGCCTCTTGTGCAGCAGCTTGCGCCATAGCCTGCTGAAGGATAAACACATGCTGTTGCATATGTTCCATGACGAGTTGATAACCCATTGGGTTAATCTTCTTGGCCGTCCTACCATCCTCGCTAGCAGCCCAGGACTGGATGACCATAGCATGTGCCTGATGATTGTCGATCATGGGATCAATCTCTGCAGGCATCCCACTCATCATCTCCTGAATCTCAGAGAGCTGATACTCTCGATCCTCTTCTCCAGGGATCTTGAAGCGATTCAACCCGATAAGGATTCGAGTAAACTCACCAATGTTCTCAGGAGCGAAGATGAACTGCGTGAGTTCAGGACGTGCAGTCTGGATCAGTTCCATGAGCACACCCCTCTGCTGCTCACTCGTAAGAGGGAACTGCTCGGATGCTTCAGCTCGGACACGACCAATACGCCCATCGTCAATATCCGCGAGCTTGATCCAAACGTTCGTGAATCCCTTTCCAGCCTCCTTGACGAACTTGATGTCCTCTCCCTGGAATCTCATATGAATCCGAAGCTCGTTAACAGCTTTCTTCATCACCTGAGCCCAAGCTACGTTTAGTGCAAACCAAACGATGCTCAAACGTTGAAGAGCACCCTGCTTCGCCTGTCTATACTCATCCGCCGTCCTCGAAGAACCCTTCGCCAAGGGTCCACCAAAGATCCCAGGAGAATCTCCTGTGACGAACTGACCCATGGAGTCGAGGGCCTGACGAAAGACTTCAACGTTATCGCTCAACGTCGCAGGACGAGGTTGGTGGAAGCCAGCATCCAGGTTCATTCCAGCAGGACGCTTCGCAGGGAAGGTGTTTCCTGGAGCTTTTACTGCATCCTTGTACTTATCAAAGTTAAGTACACCAGGATCAGCGAACGTTTCCACGATTCCAAAGAGGATCGTCTCCAACGTAAGCTGGACCGTATCGTTGGTCATATCCTGGATGGGAATTTCAGGCTTCCCGAGTGGATCTCCATGGATATGCTCGGCATACGGATCTGGCAGGAGGGTCCAGTGATCATCCATCGATTCATCGTATGCCTCGACATACTCTTCATCGACGAAGGTACACTGCACTCCATGTGGGAACTTCACCTTCAAAGAGGCCCGAACCTCTTCATCCTTTACTAGGTTGAAGGTCCAGGTTCTGAACCAAGCACGATCCAGCGTTCGCTGGTCCATGTCAGGTTCAGATCCCTCAATCGCGATTCTCTTTCTCCTAGCTTGATCCGCCGTAGAGGATTGAGCAGAAGACCCACTTGTGATAACTTCTGCAAGCTGAGGATAGAGAGTGACTAGGGCGGCCCAGTGATGCTCCGTCTCGAGGATAAGATAGCCACACTGCTTGAGATCCTTTACGTTATATGGTACACGTACATGACGTGGACCATAGACCTCAATTACTTCTCTCCCCTTGGGGATCTGTACGACCTCCTCAATCTTAGGAATGAGATTCGTTACTACTGTGGTCTCCGCTTCAACATTACAGTCCGGACACATGCTGTTCGGAGTCTGAACAGGAAGATCCTCACCACAGCTTGGACAGAAGGCTTCGGGAATATCAACTTCCTGAATACCGTAGCGATTCTTCTCGATGGTTCCGTATTCCTCATCGTAGACGTACGTATTGTAGTACGCTACGAACGGTTGGTTCCACCTCGTGTAGAGTGCCCGAAGATGGAGAAGTTTTGAATCGTTGTCATCCGCCACGAACTCAGAGGCAACCGTATAAGTCTTAGCCGTGGTGATATCGCTGGGTTGATCTGCATCTTCCGGGAAGAACGTGATTGTTGGCGTACCAGCGCTAACAGCTGCAGCGATTGATTCACCATGTGCCCGATAGACGTTGACGATCTTCGAGCCAATGTACGTATCTTCCAGCTCTCCAGCGGACTTGAGCACACCCGAGGCCGATAGGAAGGACTGCGATACGGAGTCGTAAATGACATCCTGCAGACCCCTCCAGTAGTTCTCGTACATCTGCCAAACGGGAGTCATTCTCTCACGGATCTCATCATCCGGACGAGTAATAGTATCCCGTATGTACTTTAGGGCCGTCTTCTCCTCGTCTGTCAATTCGACAGACTCTCCGATACCGAACTGCTTTACAGGTGGTTCGGTCGGGGGCTGGGAGGGTATTCCCATTTCTGGATCCAAGCCCAAAGGCGGAGCCATTTCAGGATTGACCATAGGATCAACAGGCTCCTCTGGCATATCCATCTCAGGATCTTGGACGTCTGGAGGAAAGGTGCTCATTTGGCGAATATTAACTCCGCTCCACCTTCCAAGGACGAATGACGAGGCTTATCGAGATATCCTGCGAAGGACCACCCACCACCAATGTGGACCATCACAGATGTCTTGATATCCCCGTTAAGATCCCCATGAGCCACGAATGCGACGGTCTTGAAGTCGAGCCCATCCAGACGTCGAGCCACGGAGTCCCGGATGGCAAATGTCGTATTCGGTATTGGACGAATTTCGTCAGTCACGGTTCTCCTGCCTTTGGCAGATTCTGAGGAAGCGCAGCGTTAGCCACTACCTCAGCATGGGCTGCCTCAGATTCTTCGATGTCAATAGGCTTTCCCGTATAGTCAGCAACCCTAGAAGTAAGCCTATCGACACGTAGAAGTAGAGATCTGTTGGCCCCATTAACCGCAGCATGGACTTCCTGCGTCGTACTCCGCAGTTTCCAGATAGCAACCACCATTCCAGTCGCTGCAGTTAGAAGAATACCCAAACCTGCGAAGACTGCAACAAGAAGTTGAGTTACTTTATCTGGAGTCCAGCCATCGACCACTTCTGGTGTCATTCAAAAAATGGGGGATAGTTTCCCACCCCCCACTCCTTCCCTGGGGGCTTGGTTGTTTACGCCGGAGGCGCCGGAGGGGCAGTGGGAATCGTGGCCGCTGCCTCCGCCAACGCCTGATCACTCGCTCTCAGCTCATCGACCAGAGCCTGGAGTTCCGCAGGGGAAGCTCCTCGGTCGATGGCTTCCTGCAGAAGGTCAGCGAAACCACGAATCAGCTCGACAACGCTGCCAATCTGAGTCGTGTTCGCTGCCACTGCAGCCTGAACGTCTGCAAGAACTGCTGCCATCTCTGCATCCTCCTCACGTTCACGCCCCAATTGGCGTAATACGAAGTCCAGTTTCCGTTCGATACGATAAAGCTGTCGGGTGAGAATGAAGCTCATAGAACCAGCTCACCGCAAACGCCGTTAGAACCACACACCTCAGCCGTCCCGTGCAACCAGGGCCTTACGAGGAGGTGGTAAGGATTGTCATCATGCTGTATTCCCTCAGGCAAGGTCGTACTGCCATTCCACTTCCAGACGGGGAAGGGAGGCTGACCGACCACGTCGAGTAAGCACTGCCGGATGATTGCTTCTGCGGTCCCCTCCGTGCGTGGAGGACAAAAGCGTCGACCATCCGTGTATCCGATCTGCGAGCAATACATTGCGTCGGGACCAACCAACGCTGTAGAATCCAACGTCGTCCAGTTGGGTCCACGAACATGGACCTTAACCTCCCACTTCGCAAGTGGTCCTGGGGTTGGATTGGTGCAAAGACCCCCTGAGGGAGGAGGAATTGGCGTCGGCCCTGGAGTAGGTGTAGGGACAGGTTCTGGTCCAACATTGAGATGGGCTCTTGTCTGCTCAAGAGTCTCTTCATCGAAGGCTGGCCGACAGATTGAACGTGGATCAGCCCAACGCGTGTTCTCTGTAGCTGTAATGGGCTGATAGAATTCTGTCTTCGACAATCCCTTCCGTACACCCATCTCCGAACCGAGTCCCCTACGGAGACACTCTCCATTCGGAGCGAAAAACCAACAGTTCCCGCTGTCGATGTCGAAGGACACGCAGTACCCATTGGCCTCAAGAAGCTCCATGGTCCGAACAATCGTTTGTCTCCAGTTGAGAACTCGACAAACCTGATTGATCGGACACCCACTGGCTGAATGCAGGGCAGCATTAACGTCTCCCTTCCATTCCCCAGGCATTGGTGTAGAGCATGTAGCAGGTTGAACCTGTCTGGTACAGTTGTTGGGATTAGGAGTTGGAGTCGGAATGGGGGTTGGAGTTGGTGTCGGCTGTGGATTGAAGGTTGTAGTGGTTGTAGTTGTCGTGGACGTGGAAGGAGGTGGAATGCTGCCACATCGGGCGCAAACGCCGCTAGCAATAAGAAGAGGACAACCTTCCATCGTCGGGTTCGCTTCGCAGACTTTGCACGCATCGCACACCTCCTTAGGAGGAGGATTACCTTCACATGACTGCATAGGTCCCGCCATCATGGAACCTATAAGAAGTGCTATGAAAAAGTCCCTCATTCCTTCTCCTTTGATCGAAGTATGTCGGCTGCACGACGCTTCATGTGACTCAAAGTACGGACGCCTCGAGAAATAGCCTCCGGCTGTTGAGAAATCAAGGGAGAGTCCTCAGGAATCACCGGAAGCGTCTTGTAAGATGGCGTCATGAGTGCAACCAACTGAGCGTTAAGCGACCGTTCGTGTGCAAGATCCAGCTCGAGCCTCTCAACGAGACGCTCTAAAGGATCTTCGAGGGGAGCCGTACGTGTTGTACCGCCTAACCCCAGTATTTCTCGAAAGCTCTTGCTCTTCAAGGTTCTCCATTTCTCTGTAAAAGGCGGTCATATCGCCAGTCTTACGGAGATTCTCGATTATTTGATCCTTCTTGATGAACTCCCTATGTCCTTCCTTCGATTCTTCGAAGTAACGCGCTACCCTTTTCAGGGCGTAGCGAGAACCATCGTAAGGATCATCACCGGGGAAGGGAAGTACGTCGTTTGGCTTATCCGGATTGGACACACAAGAGATGAGAGCTTCGGGAAGAAGCTTACAGGTATCGAAAATCTGTAACTTAGGGAGATTCACTTCAGGCGGCTCTGGATCGAAGACGTGTCGATACTCTAAAGCAGCCTTTTCTCCCTTGATACGATACAGCTTTTCTTCTATGGAAGGGTCATACCCTCCAGGAGGAACATACCTAGGTGGCTTCTGCCGAAACCGGAGGTACTCATGGAAGAGCATCTTCCCACCTACACGGTCGGAATCACTCTTCTCAACAGGCAAACCTATCGCATCCTCTACTTGCTCAGCAATAGTCTGCTCATCCCCCCGTTCTGCCCAGGCTGACTTATCTAGGGTGATTGGAGTCTTCAGATTAGGGTAGCGACGAGCCATTACGCCCAGATCCGCTCCCCAAACCTTGATCTTAGTCTGCACTGCCGAGAATTCTTCGCAGTGTATGACTCTTTCTTCTGGGGAAATAGCGAAGAACCCACCGAACGTCATGGCATCGTATCCCCAGTCAACAGAGAGGATAACGGGCCAGTAATCGGGGATGACGTAAGGCTTGATTATGTGGAGAGCATTGGAAGGTTCATCAGGCATGAGTTCTGAGCGGAACTCTGTAAAGACCTGCCCAGCAATAGCGTCCCAGTCTCCATAGAGCTTGGAGCGTTTCTCTGCCTCAGGGAGAAGCATCAGAGAGTTAATATACTCTGGGTTCTCCTTCATCAGGATAGGATTATCCGTGACCCTAGCCTTGATGAATATCCGCTTGTTTACGGCTCCATCGGGCATGATCTCACGAATGATCTTGCCACCGTCTTTAGCTGGGGCTATGAAGCGTTCCTTAACCCAGGAGTGTCCTATCCCCAGTGGGTTAGAGGCAGATCTCGCATACGCGGGTAATCCTTTAACAGTCGTGCGTACGCGCGAATGGACGATGTACATATACCTAAAGCGGGTAAACGCTGTCAGCTCATCGTAAGCTGCGTAGTTGTACTGAGCTGTGTCATGGTCATAGACCTGCTCATCCCGAGCTAAGTAACTAAAGCGAATCTTAGCTCCGGAAGGGAACGTCCAGCAGTAATCTTGACCATTGTAACGCCCACCTACTAGGGGATATAGGTGTTGAGACTCGAACACGAGAGACTCTTCCAGCTGTCTGAAAGTCTCCCTGAATACGATACCGTGAAACCGTGGATGTTCGTGCAGGCGTCTCATAAGAGGGTCCATGAGTAAGCACCACGACTTACCCGGTCCTGCAGCTCCGCCGAAGAAACCCTCTTTGATTGAAGTAGGAAGACTGAGGAACTCAGCCTGCTTGGGGAAAGGCTTGAACTCGATGCGTTCTACAGCATCCCCGACCACCTCGACTTCCATCAGTCGACCTTCTTCTTATCGGGAATGTGGATAAGATCGACTGCATCGTATTCCTTTTCATCCTTTATCCGAGGATACTGGATGAAGACCGCTACGTTCCCACCTTCCTTCTTTTCCGTAAGTGAGGACGCGATGCCTGCAAGTTCCCTCGCGACGGTGACTGCTTCCCTAACCTTCGGGATAGCGTCGAGTTTGTCTTGAGTGATCGCAGAGGCGAACATCCCTGCAAGCCTCTCAAGCGCAAGATCCTTGACTGCTTTTGCATCCTTCCCGACCTGTTTCTCGATACGGGACGCAAGATCCGCATCGTGACGGGCTACGCCCACATTCCCCTTCTTCGCTTGTGCTACGGTACTTACACTAACGTCAAAGGCTCCAGCTGTGTTAGCAAGAGTGTCTCTATGTGCAGAGACTCCGATGAGTTCCCGCATAAGAGGCGGGACTTCTCTGCCGCCGTTCCTCGTACCCTTGTGGAGAGGCTCATAGGTGACTTCTTTCTCAGAGATTAGAGAACGAGAGAAGAGGGGACCCCCATTACGTGGGTTAGAAAGGAGGGCTTCGGCGTCTTCGTTCGAGATCTCCATGAGTATTCTCTGGGGCGTAAGCCCCGTGAACCCTTCGATCCGGCAAAGAGGCGTAAAGCCCCCACTGAGAAGATACGCCCGTGGCTCATTTTTGTCAAGGCCCTGAACAAGGTTTCCCGGTTGAACAGCAAATAAACATCTGTTCAGACTATGAACACCTGATCCTTGGTAGCGAATCGAGGTATGAGAATATGGGACCCATTCCTTGGTAGAGAATTCCAACCAGATTTTGATTTGGAGAAAGTGAAAACGCGAGCGTTGCACGATCCGTCCCCCCGGCCGACATGGGACCCGCTCTGGTCCGTCCGGGGGGTTGGATCGGACTATCCATCCCCTTGGGTTAAGTAATCCAAGTTTACGGATCGCATCGACGAGTGAGTGTGTGCGTTTTGACACGGGAAAGTTTGCCGGGCCTGGACGGGGGGCTGTGTCTGTTTTGACACAGAAGTTTATTTGCGGGTCGGGCATATTTCCCTTGCTATTCTGGCTGCCGGGCCGCACCTTGTAGACAGCGGGCGAACGCTCGCGCAGACGCTCTTTGAAAGGATGATAGGACCATGACCGAAAAGAAGACGTTGGATTCCGTCGCAGACGCGGATGTTCACACGCCTTGGGCAATCAAGGCAGTCGAGGCGGGCCTGGCACGGTTCGTGTCCAAGAAGGCAAACGGCGAGGCGGTGAGTGTCACCGTCAAGAATGTGCCCAACAAGGGAGACACGGTGTTCGTGCCGTTCAACAAGGTCGAGTTCGTGCTCGACACCCCGGAAGCTGCCGCGCAGCTCTGGAGCTTGATCGAGGCCAACAAGGGCACGGTCAAGAATGACGACGGTGACGAGGTCCCGGCGGACAACCCCTTCGCGGGGCTCCTGGATTACGCTTACGGGCTGCAACGGCGCAGCAAGATCCGGGTGGCTTACGAATCCGGGTTCGTGGACCCCGAGGCTGCGGACAAGCGACTGGCCGCGTTGCTGATGAAGCAGGGTCGGTTCAAGAGCGAGGCGAAGGCCCTGGCCGCAGCCAAGCTCATGCGCGAGGCTGCGGAGTCGGAAGACGATGAGACGGAAGACGACGCGTAACTGACAACCTACCGGACACGACTCCCTGGGAGAGAGCACCCTCCCAGGGTTTCGTGCGTCTAGGGCTCAGGCCAGCACTCCAACTCCCGCCCTCCTATCCAACCGCTTAAGAGCTGGATACGCCTGTCAATTCCAACCGTCTTATTGCTGTTCAGACCCTGAACAAGGTTGGCCTCTTTTTTCCGTCGATAGCATACTTCAGCCCTGAAGCATTTATCTCCCATTGGGTTCCCGAGCACTCCCCGTGCAATCACCGGGCATTACCCCGGCAGTCTACAGGGGGTCAGGACGGGTCTAACTCACTGGAAATAAAGCACTTAGCCTTCTAGCCCCCACCCTCCCCCGACCGTGTTTGTACGCTCATTCGTACCCCGACTTTACTGCGGTTTTTCGTGTTGTTGTTCTATTTTTTTTTTGTGTTTTTAAGAACTAATAAGGCAATTAGAAAATTCCCTCGGGTTCCCCGGATTGTCGGTTTCCCCCAAAATGAGACTTGACATTGGCCTTCCCCAAGCCTATATTGGGGTTGGGGGAGGGCGGGTACTAGCTCCCCTAGAGGCGCTAAGTGATTGATTCCAAAGGGTTTACGCGAAAGAGGGGCGCCTGCAGAATGCAGGGGGATAGCCCGGGTTCTGCAGGGGGAATGCAGGGTGACCCCTTGGGCGCATACGGGTTTTTCCCTGGTTTCAACCCTTCTCGCTAAGAAAGGATAGTGTGAAGAGCTACTACTATGACCGTGAGTCGAACTCGACAGCGGACCTCTGTGACTACTATGGTCACGGGATGATCCTCACAAGGATCAACGTCCCTATCGCAAGCCGTGGCAAGGGTGTAGGGTCAAGGCTTTTGGACTCGATCCTTGCAGATGCCGATAAGGATAACATCACGCTCTTCCTCGAGATTAGTCCTTCCAATGGGCTCTCCTATGAACAACTGGAGAAGTGGTATCTGCGAAAGGGCTTTTCTCCCTGGAATGGGGTCTACCGCCGTCTTCCTGGCGCTCGTATCAGTACACGAGTGGATCGGGATCATGATGAGGGCTTGGAGCTGAACTCATGAGCCCCGATACCAGAGCAGCACTCGACCTCATTGGTAGGCTTGGGAAGCCTATCCTGAAGACCCCCGTGGGTATGCGCTCACAGGAACAGCGAGCTGTGACGATCGTACTCGTTTCAACCGCTCTCAACCTCCTCGCGAAGGATGGTAACCTCTCTGATAGGGAAGTAGCCACAGCGATGGCGGCAGAGATGCAGCTTGCCCACGACCTCGCCTACTTCTTCCTGAAGTGGGGATTGACCCCGAAGACGACGAGCGTCGAGCTGATCATCGGCGTAGTGAAGGAGAGCTAATGGTCAACTGTCCGTTGTGCGGCATGAGCTTCCCTGACACTCAGGAAGAGATCATGTCGATGACACCTGAGACCTACACAAAGGCACATCGTGCTCACAATGTCGATGGATGTCCTCAGCGTAAGGGATTCAAGAAGCCCCTGGTTGCATCCCACAAGCTCGAAGCAGAGGAGGTGAAGATCTACAACGAAAAGGGCTCAATCTCATGCGTGACACGAATTAGGGAGAGAGCACAGTGTAGTCTCTCTGAGGCCGTTGCCATCCTCCATGAAGCTCAGGGAATCCGCTCAAACTAAGGAGAGCTAGATATGATGACCAAGTTCTGGGAAGAGACGCGGGACGCCTTCCTGAGAGAGGGCTGGAAGCACCTGGCCAACGCTGCTGAGGAGATTCGGCAGTACTGGGACAGCGTGGAAAACCCGAAGGTCCCCTCGTAGTTTCCATCTTGGAGACTCCAGCGAGTGTCTCCAAGCTAGAAAGGACGGGAGAGAGCTAATGACGTTAAAGAAGGGTGCTCGGTGCGAACATCACCGATACCGAAGGATGACGACCAAGAAAGGCACAGAGCTCTGGAAGTGCCTCGACTGTCCTAACTGTATCTACAACAAGGAACTCATGATTGGGCGAACGGTTCGCTGCTTTTATGATACTTGTGGAAACGAGTTTGTCATCACGGGGAAGGATCTCTTGATGGCAAAGATTCGTTGTGGGCGTTGTGAAGAGCAGGTTCAAGCCAATTTAGATGCTCGACTCTCGCCAGTAGCGAAAGATATCTCACTTAAGGGCATCTTTGCTTTACTTCCTCCAAGAGAAGCGAAAGACGCAGTCGAAGAGGAATATGAGAAAGAGATGGAAGCTCGTCCAAAGCCTAAGACGCTGGATGAGATTCAAAATGACGTAATTCGTGACCTTATCCGTTCAGAGTCTGAACAGGACCGTACATCCACTCCCGAGAAAGGCTAATGGCAAACACAGACAAGAAGCGAACGTCGAAGAAGACCTTTCACGGGTCGAACACTGTCCTCAACACTACGAGGAAAGCCGTGAGGGTCTACAAGCGCATCACAGCGTATGCCTTCTGGTGGTTCAAGAAGTCCACACCGGAGGGTGAGGCTGAGGACGCGCGTAACGAGCGTCTCAAGCGGTTCAAGCAGATCCGTGAGCGTGCCAGGACTGAAGCACTTCGGTGTGCAGAGGCCCACGGTGCACAGGTAGTGGACAATGTCACAAGAACCCTTCAGAGTCGGTAGGGTTGACGGTGCCAAGGGCCTTGAGGGTCGGATTCATGTCCTCACAGAGTGGGCTAACGGTTTCAGATCCCTTTGTGGTGGACTCACTTCTCTCGAAAGAGGGATCGAGTGGTTGCCTTTTGACCTGCCAACGTGTGGCGGGTGTCAAGGAAAGCTAGGTAACGCGATGGAAGATGGTCTCAAAGTCAGTGGACAGGAGCCAGACCTCACGCCTGAGGAATACATGAAGCTCTTTGTTCGCTCGGCAAACGTCGTAGTGAAGATGGACCCTGAAACCCTCGTGGACCATATCGAGCGGCTCAGGCAAGCCTCCATTCGTATCAAGGTGGCAACTCAGGCTGCCAAGAAGACCCTGGAGGAACGTCGCATCACCCTGAAGAAGGAACAACGGGATGCACTGAAGCTCAGGGAGATGTCGTACAAACCGAAGGCCACGCCGAAGGAAGTTGACCCATCGGCTCCGAAGAAAGCTCGAAAGAGTCCAGGTACTGGACTCGGAGCGGACGCGATCGAAACCGTCATGAAGATGTACGGCATCACCCGCGAGAAGGCTGAGAAGCGGATGAAGAAGATCGAGGATCGCTTGGCAGCTGCCGAGGTTCTCGAGACGGGCGTTGTCCCGCCTGAGCCCACCGAGTAGTTATGCATTACACCAGGAAAGACTTGATGACTTGGGAGGACGAAGGGGGAGCCCCTCGTTCTTCCAAGCTCGTTGAGGAGCCTAAGCCACTCGACGTTACCACTAGAGCTATCATGGATGAGGCCATCCAGAAGCTCTGGCCCGAGCCTGTCGTTGTCCAAGTGCATCGGATGAGTGCCAAGGAGATCATACAGGACTTCAAGGCTCCATTCGAGTACAAGCCCGAAGCACCTGCTCAACCCATCATCGAAGTAACCCCCATCAAGGCGAAGACCTCGATCCTCAAGCTCAAATGTGAGGAGTGCGGCAAGCCCGCAGTTGAGGAATCCCACATCACTGTCACTGTCCCTAAAGAGGACGGTGAAAACATGAAGCTCGTGAAGATGAAGGTGACCACGCTTGTATGTGGGCATCTCGTATCGAACGAGCTTGAGAGCGTTCGTTCGTTCGACGACATCGTATCCTTCCACCATAAGCGTCCTTTCCCTTACCAGAAGACAACCTGCAAGAAGGTCGTTAAGGCGGGTTTCCGAGCGCTCATTAGGCTCGATATGGGACTGGGGAAGACGATCGTTAGCGCAATGCTTGGGCTCAAGTATTCCAAAGAGCTCTCGCCTATCCTCATTGTGTGTAAGGCGTCCATGACGACACAGTGGGCGATGGAGTGGTTGGAGTGGACGAACCAACCAGTACAGATCATCATGACTGCACGTGAGCGTCCCGAGAAGGGGTTCAAGGCCATCATCGTCTCTATGGACTTACTGAGGCGTTTGAAGTGGCTAGATTCGTATGCACCGAAGACGGTCATCTTCGACGAGGTTCAGCACATCAAGAACCCTGATGCACAGCGTACAAGGATGGTGCAGGAGCTTGCGAAGCGTGCGAAGCACTTCATCGCACTCTCTGGTAAGCCCATCAAGAACAACTTTGGAGAATACTTTAACGTTCTCAACATCATCGATCCGCTCAACTTCGGTGTCCGTCAACGCTTCTTCGACGAATACGTGCATTACTACCACGACGACCAGGGTAGGTTGCGCGTTGGTGGGCTACTGGAGAAGACATATGAGAAATTCACCAGGATCACCAAGCCTTACACAGTAGACTACAAGCGCGAAGACGTAATGCCTGATCTGCCGCGTATCTTCAGGCAGAACCGTTTCGCAGCTCTCACGGATGAGGACGAGGAAGCATACCGCAAGGAGATGTCCACCTTCCTCGATGCATACGATGAGTCGGAAGCTGTCACTGGCCAGGCGAAGTTTGAGGCCAAACAAGCTGTTGGACAGAGCATCATGCGCCTACGGCAGATCGTAGGGATTGCCAAGGTCGAGACGACCGTAGAGCACGTACTTGACTGGATCGACGAACATGACGAAGAGAAGCTCCTCTTGGAAGACGGTGACTTGAAGATCATCGCCAAGCCCAAGATCGTTATCTTCGTACACCACGTCGCTGTGGGGACTCTCATCCAGAGTCGATTGGACGAGGAACTCAAGCAGAGAGGGTTGGCTCCGACTATCAGACTCCTCGGAGGTATCTCAGGTGACAAGTCAGCAGAGATAGAGAACGAGTTCAAGACCAATCCGCTGCGTAGGGTACTCGTCGCATCCACACTCGCCTCAGGGGAAGGGAAGAACTTCCAATTCTGTGCCGACGCCGTACTCCACGAACGTCAGTGGAATCCCCCCAATGAGGAACAGGCTGAGGCCAGGTTCCCCCGTCCTGGTTCGACTGCCCAATCTGTCAACATCGTGTACCCAATTGCTCTCGGAACCGTCGATGAGATCCTCACCGAGATCGTAGAGCGTAAGAGGGGATACCTCGCAACGGTGGACGGGAAGTGGGTAGCCTTGACAGAGAACGAGGTCATGGCTGAGATGATGAATAAGCTCGTGACCGAGGGAAGAGCGAGGTGGCGTCCATAGGTAGAGTTTCCTGTTCAGAGTCTGAACACCAAGGGAGGTATGTCATGTTGAAGATTGTGCTCATGTTTCCGCGTCAACAGATTACATTCAACAAGGAATGTAAGACGATGAGTGAAGGTCTCGATATGGCTAAGGCCTATCTGGATCAAGTCGAGTTCGACGTTAGTGATGTTGTTATCTTTTTTAGAAAGGAAGTCTAACCTGGGCTGCTATGTCAATCCTCCGGATATGAGCAAGGAAGACTGGCTCAAGAAGGAAGGAATCCAGATCAGTGAGAAGGACGTGAGGGATTGGGACTATTCCAACCTCGATGCCTTCCCTGTCTGTCTCGTGGACAACGGAGCTTTCAAGGCTGCTGGAGTCGCCTTCGATTCCAATGAGAGGTTCGAGTTTCTCGAGGATGGAATAGGCAGGAAGAAGGATTGGTTCTTGGTGGAAACCAAGGACCTCAAGCTCGTTTCCCCCCTGTCTATCTATCGGAAGGATGTATGAAAGGAAAAGACCTCTACCGTAAAGTCCGCCGTGCCCTTCGTGAGCGACGAGCTTGGATGAAGAAGATCTCCAAATACAACCGAGAGCTCCGAAGGGAACTCATGCACGGTCCTCTTGGCCGTGCGTACGATAGGGCCATCCTCAAGGCCAAGCAGAGCGTCAATGCCTGACACCTGCACGATGGAGTTCCTCGAGACGGACAACTACTATCTCCTGTTCGATGCTAACGACGTCTTTGTCCTTCTCTGGGATGAGAGTGACAAGGAGTATCGAATCCGTGAGTACAGATTCTTCCAGTTCGCTCCGGTCGATGAGTACAAGCGATGAGTGATCCAGAGCCGAACGAAGGGGACAATTTGGTCGCGCTGCCTAGCCCGCGCCGCCCCTCAAGAGCACGCCGATCAGGAGGAGAAATGAGAGTCAACATTTACGCCGAGGAGATGACGGAGCGCGTGGAGATCATCTCCAAGGAAATCGACGGCCTGACCTTCACGGCGGTGCGGTTCTACCTTGAACTCCCGGCGACGATTCCGCGCCGCACTCCGGGCAATCCAGACGGCAGCGACGGTCCCACCGAGACAGTGCGCGGCCCCTTCATTCACCGTCCCGGCGACGACGACTCCAGCGCGGTCACGTTCTGGGGCAAGCGTGATCTCCGACCGTTGCTCAAGAAGGCGCTGGCGATTTTGGACGAGCACTATGCCGCCCATGCGGCCCCTTCAGTGGGAGAGAAAGGGTGAGCCTGGAGTACGTCGGGTTCAACAAGCATCGCGCAGGGAAGATCCACCTGTACTGTCCTCGCTGTCATCGCCGGTGCTCCAACGCGATGCGTGACACGTACGACCCACCAACCGCAACGCTGGCCGTGGTCAGGTGCCCGGAGTGCTCGTCGGGAGACAAGGGAAGCGATACGGTCTTCCGAGACGCTCAGGGCCGGGAGGTCTGCAACTTCTGCGGTCGGTGGCGCTGTGAGCGCGTCGGCGGTACGGCTGAATGCGACGAGAGACTGATTATTTCAGTGGGAGAGAAGCCATGACCGAGCGAGTCGAGCCGAACGAGGATGACCGGGAAGTGGCGAAGGCCATCAACGCTGCCACCGACCGACCTTGGTATCCCACTTCTCGGGTGGCCGAGTTCATCGCGGCCTACCGCGTGAAGCTCCAGGCGGAGGCGCGGCGGGAGGCGCTGGAACTGTTGGACCGAATGCACGAAGCCCTGATTTTCTGTTCCGGCTCACCCGACTTTGCCAAGGGTGGTCAGGCGGAACTTGGCTGGGATCGGTGTTGTCGCCCAGTCCTTTCGGACATGCAGGACCACTATGCCGCTCGCCGCGCCCTCGGCGAATCGGAGCCCGAGAAGCTGCCGCTTGGACATGAGTTCGTAGAGTGCAGCGTTGGAGCGGACAGATGTCACTTCGTTACGGGGCAAGGGCATAGCCCGTACTGGTGCGGTCAACCCCGCGATGTGCATCGGAGAACCAAATGAAGAACAAGTCCAAGCTCTGCTCCACAGGGCATGGGACGGGGGTACGTGCGCGTGCCTCTGTCCTTCAGATGATCGAAGCTACTCGCAGTATCAAGAGTAAGCGACGTAAGAAGTACCTCATCCACCAAAAGGAAATGAGGGCTAGAGAGCAAACTCAGAGGAGAGAAAGACTCAAGAAAAGCCTTGAACAGTCTCATATCGTATTCGAATCTGGTTCAAGTATTAAGCTTCAAGGTCCAGTGACAGAAGAAATGAAATCTGGATTAGAAATTCATGAGGAGAGTGAAAGATGAAGTGTGATCATTGTGGTCTAGTCTACTTTCCAGAAGGACTTCAAGGACTTCGAGGAATTCAAGGAAGTCCTGCTCCTCGTACTCCTCATGAGGAAGTAGAGCCTCCGATGGCAGCTTACTTGAAGGTGAAGAAGCGGCCTGACACCTTCTTTGCCGGTTCCACTCCAGTCTCTGCCTCAGACTATCATGCAGAGCGTGCTCAGTGGGACGCCGCGAGGAAGAATCTCGAGAGGGATAACCTCAAGATGAAGAAGCTCCTCGAGTCCATCATCCGTAACGACGAAGAAGGTTCCAAGATCTTCGCCGAGATCAGAGAAGTTCTCCGTTATGTATAAGTGGCTCGCTTCCTTATTCCAACCTGAGCCCAAGCGTATGAAGAAGTTCCACGTCTTTACGAGGTACTTGAGTGGGACAAGTCTCATTGATGTCTATATCATCGACAAGAAAGGGGATGCGAAGCTCGTCTGCACGTCGAACACGCAAATGGTCCCCTGGTTCAAGAAGTGGATCGAGGCGCAAACGCTCACGGAGAAAGACATCAATTAACTGTTGGGGGCCAGCTTGCACAGCGGGTTCACCAAGGAGGCCGAGATGAAAGTTAATGCCTGTCCCAACTGCAACATGATTGTCGAAGTTGACACTCATGGTCGATGTGTGAAGTGTGGAACAGAGCACGTCTTACAGGTAGAACAGGAGCTAGTTGACATTACTCCAGAAGCTATCGTTGAGAAAACGAATGTACTTCTGGATGTACTCCAGACTGCTGAATACGAATTTTCTCCACAAGGGAAGGCTGGTATCTTTCTCCTTATCGCTCGGCAGCATAAGGCTGAAGGATTCTCTCTTGGCCACTTTCTAGAGAATGCGATCTCCATGTGGGATCTCAACACTCAGATCGTACAGGGTGAACAGATGGCACGTGAGAGTAGGCAGAAGGCAAGGGACAATTGAAGACTCTCTTGACGTCTCCCAACTCGCTCAACCTCTCATCATGTATGACGAAATACCTCTACGATAAGCTCGTCGAGGCTGCTCCGCCAACTAAGCCCGCCTTCCTCGAGAAGGGGGATCTCATGCACATCATGCTCGCGGAGTACTACCGTGAGAAGATGAAGCCTGTGGAGGAACGTCTCAAGCATCTCGAGATGATCGAGAAAGCCATCATGCTTGGCAGGCAGCGAGTGGTAACGATGGATCTCGACGTGATCGAGAGTGAGGACATCGTTATCTCCACCTTTCGAGATTACTGCCTCTATTGGCAGAACGACAACTATCTACCCGTAGCAGTAGAGCAAGCGATGGTCATTCCCATCTATGAGCGTCCTGACTCGGATGAGGGTGAGGGCCTACGCGTCCTATTCCAACTAATCGTGGACATCATCTTCGAGAACCAACAAGGTCATCGTATCTGGACTGACCACAAGACACGTTCGCGTAACGACAACAACCCAATCGCCCTCAGTAATCAGTTCATGGCCTATGCTCATCTCTCTGGGACTAATAGGTCCATGAGAAATAACGTGGGCTTCCAGACTTCACTTCCCCCTGAGAAGAAGTTCACACGAGACTTCTTTCCCTATCCTAAGGCGGTTCTCGAGCACTGGGTAGGCTGGACAGTCTATAGAGCCCAGTTCATTGATGCTTGCATCAAGGAGGATCATTTCCCACCTGACTTCACAAAGTGTGGAGACTTCGGTGGATGTTGGTTCGCCGATGTATGCATGCAGTCTCCTGTGGACAGGGAGAGATTCCTGAATGATAACTTCATTCAGAAGAAGCGGAATGTTTCTATCTTTGAGAGGGGCGTGTAATGTACGACCTTAGTGAAGTCAAGCCCGCTACCAGAATCAAGGGGCTGCACGTAGGACGTAGCGGAGGAGGAAAGACGGTTGCTGCCGCGAGTATCGCACGTCTGTGCCCTCCTGGCGAACGGGTGTACATCTTCGACAACGATGGTCGTATGCGTCCCATCGTGAAGATGTTCCCAGACCTTCCGAAGGGATTGATCCAAGCTGACTCGTATGGTCCTCATGACTTCGAGAAGCTCTACGACAAGACTTGTTGGCTCCTGGATCATCCCGATCAGTTCTGGGCTATCATCCTGGATGGACTCTCTATGCTTGCCGATATGACCATTGACTACTCGATCGTACTCAACAAGGGTGGACAGGGTCGATCGGACAAGATGAAGAAGGGCGTCTTGGACATGCCTGAGATGCAAGACTACAAGGCAGAGATGCGTGGTATCTCTACCATCCTCGACAACCTTCGTTCCTTTCCTCGTCACTTCATCATGACTGCACATATCATGCAGGTCGAGTACAAGGTGATGAACAAGGTAACGAAGACAGAGGAACAGAAGATCGAGCGTCTCCTTGTTACAGCAGGGAGAAAGATCGCTCCGAAGATTCCAGTTTACTTCGATGAAGTCTACCTCTTCAAGCCTGAGGTATCGGGCATGATGGGTGGACTGCCGGAGTACCAAGCCTTCACCGTACCTAACGAGGAGTTCGTAGAGTGTCGTTCCGCACTCTCCCTTCCTGCCGTAATCAATTGGACGATGAAGCCAGGCGATGCAGGGTTCTATCCTGGTATCATGAAGGAAGTGGAGAAGATGGACCCGTCGTACGTTCGTACCTTGCTGGAGAAGTAGGGCCTTATAATCCGTAAGGCAACTAACCAACCGAAAGAAAGAAAGTCAAACCCATGTCAATCAAGATGCGGTACTCCGCAGAGGATCTCCTCCGCGGGACGTTGATCGAGGAAGCAGCGTGGTACCCGGTGTTCGTCAAGGACATCCGGGAGGATCAGGCGGACACCGACGGTTCGCAGAACGTCATTGTCGACCTCGTCATCGAGGACGGCAAGTACAAAGGCGTGCCCCTGCTCCGGTACTTCAACGAGAAGGCTCCGGGGTTCATCAAGGACTACGCTGCCGCCTGCGGGAAGAACCTCGAGGAGAAGGGCGGTTCCTTCGAGTTCGAGGAGACGAAGAACAAGCACATCGACGCGTTCATCGAGCAGCGTAAGGACAACAAGGGCAACCTCCAGAACAACGTGTCGAAGTTCCGTGCCCGCGTGATCGCCACCGCGTAAGTCACTGGGGGGTCTCTCTAGCTTGCATAGTGCGCACGAGAGATAACGTATAAGAAATGGTTATTCCGAGAGGAAACCTGCCCTCCCTCTTTTACGTCGTTGTCCTAAGGAGGACACACATGAGTGGAGCGTTCAACAACTACGGTCAGGAGATTCGGATGTCGGCAGACGAAGAGCCGACTGAGGATCAGATCGAGAAGGAAGCGGAAATCGAGGAAAAGGAGGAGAAGGGTGAGGACCCCGATCTGGAAGAAGATGACGATGACGAAGACGATGAGGACCTGGATGGCGAGGAAGACGAAGACGAAGCCCCGCCGAAGGATCCCACCGACAAGGTCTAAGTAGTTCGTTTGAGGGCGTAAGATCGTACGTGGAGACCACACGTTAAACGGTCATTTACGTAAAACTGGATTCTATCCAAATAAGCCGGGAATAGGATAGATAAAGCTCGATCCAGCCGGTCTTGAGTACTAGAACGATGCTATCAGGGGAGCCTGGAGGACTAATGAAGTACGCGCCTCCTGACAATCCTGTTACTAGGGCTGGTTCCACTGCACAACCCGGTGGACGCGATACAGTCCACGTAGCGATGATCCTGATAGCAGCGTTGTAGTACTCAGAGGTATCTATGATAGACTTCATGATGAACCAGTCACACGCGATTCTAACGCTCTCCCTCTTAGGTCTGCTTCTTCTACTAGGATCAGCCCTCGTAATCCTCTTCGTTCGGTTAATCGACACAACGCTTGTAGAAACAGGAGAATATGATGCTCAATCCGATGCCTCTAGTCATCTATCACAAGGACTGCTTCGACGGAATGACAGCAGCCTGGGTAGTCAGGAAGTACTTCAAGGAGAGGGGAATCGTCGAGCTTAATCCCATCTTCCACGGTGCGAAGTATGGCGACATTCCTCCTATCGTAGATGGTCAGGACGTGTACATCGTGGACTTCTCGTACAAGCGAGATGTGATCCTGGAGATGTACAGGACTTCCAAGTCCCTCACTATCCTCGATCATCACAAGACTGCGGAAGCTGATCTCAAGGATCTCCCCTACGCAGTCTTCGACATGAAGCGGTCGGGAGCAGGACTCGCCTGGGATTGGTTCTTCCCTGGAAAGCCCCGACCCTGGCTCGTGAATATCATCGAAGACAGGGACATCTGGAAGTTCGAGTTCGCGGAGACAGCCGATGCCCACGGGTGGATCTCCACCGTCCCACTAGACTTCGAGTCTTGGGATGAGCTTGCCAACACGCCTCTTATCGAGGTGTGCCTCAAGGGATCTTTCATCCTCAGGTACATCGACCAGTACGGCAAGAAGGCGATGGAGCAGTCTCGTTGGGAGATGGTTGCTGGACATTTCGTTCCCACCACCAACATGCCTTACATGAACTGTTCCGAGCATCTTCACTCTCAGCTCAAGAAGGCTGCAGAGCTTGGGGTTCCCACTCCATTCGTTGCTTCTTACTACCGAGGTGGGGATGGACGTTGGAGGTTCTCCCTCCGTTCGGACAAGGATGGAAACAACTTCGACGTCTCCGAGATTGCCAAGCTCTTCGGCGGTGGTGGTCATCGGAACGCTGCAGGGTTCGACGCTGCTATCCTGCCTTGGGAGGCCAAGTGAAGGAACTCCCTACACAGAACATCGAGCTGTCCCTCATCGACTGTGACGACTTGGAGATGAGTGAGTTCATACAAGAACTCTCCGAGTCGATCAAAGAACGAGGGTTGCTCAATCCCATTACCGTTCAGGCTCTGAACGGTAGATTCAAGGTAATCGCTGGGAAGAAGCGGCTCAAAGCCGTCTCTCTACTCGGCATCTCAGAGCTTCCCTGCCGAGTCGTAATGGGGGATGAGAAGGAGATCACGCTTGTTACCATTGAAGAAAATCTCAAGCGAACCAATCTCCCCTGGTGGGAAATCTGTGAGCTTGTATCATCTTGGCACGCGACGAAGCAGATGGACCTTGGCGCAAGCGAAGCTAAGAGAGGAAAGGCTTCGCGCGAGAACCCGGGCTGGTCGATGCGTGATACTGCTGCTCAGCTTGGGATTTCTCTCGGATTCGTGTCTGAAGCGGTCATGCTCGATAACGCGGTCAAACGTGATGCGTCCCTACGTAATATCAAGGATCGAGATACCGCCGTCCGCTTGGTCAGGAACGCAGCGAGACGTATCGAGGCAGAGGAGGATGCCGAACGTCCAGTAGACTTCAAGGTAGATCAGGTCTACAATGGTTCCTCCGTCGATATCCTCAAGCGCTTCCCTGATGGAGTCTTTGACGCCTGCATCACCGATCCACCCTGGTTGAGGTACATCGATGCCAAGCTCACCCGAGATGATGAGACTGTTCCAGTCTTCAAGGAAGTCTTTAGAGTCTTGCGTCCAGACTCTTTCGTCTATCTGTTCTGTGGTCTGGAGGACTATCGTAGTTACAGTAGGAATCTGGCTACCTTCGGCTTTACGGTTAGCAAGACTCCTCTGATCTGGGTCAAGAAAGAACTCAGAGATAGTCGACTCCATGGAGTAGTTCTCAGTAAAGGAGCCAGACCCTGGGAATACTCCAGAGACTTCGAGCTTATCTTACTCGCAGTCAAGGGGACTCCCTCACTCATAGAGTCCACACAGCAGTCTTCCGTCTTCGTCTTTCCTCCACTTGCTCCTGTCTGTCTTACCCACCCCAACGAGAAACCAGTTGAGCTTATTGAGGCACTGGTTGAGGATTGCACGAACGAAGGTGCTATCGTGCTAGATCCTTTTGCTGGCTCCGGCTCTCACCTTGAAGCCTGCAAACGTCTCTCTCGCCGCTGGATAGGTATTGAAAGGGATAGGACTTTCTATGAGCAAGTTAGGGAACGACTTAAGACTGGAGAAACAAAAATCAATCCTTGATTACTTAGAGAACGGAAAAGTTTCCGCTCTTCAAACGGCAGCTCAGATCGCAAAGGGAATTGGTAGCACTTCCCAGAGCGTTCGGAAGCTACTCGAACAACTTAATAAACTTAAGTTGGTCAATAGGTGGGATTCTCCCTGTTTTCACTGTGGAACCCGTCGGATAACCTGGTCGAGGAGATATGAAACTAAGCGTTGAAGAACTCAAGTCTGCAGCTGTGAAAGCCATCGAGATCTTTCCTGATTACGATATGGCTGAGGAAATTCTCATTGATGCTATCAAGCAAACTGCTGGAGAGCTCAAGTGGGATACCATCAAGGAGGATCGAGAACAGAAAGACGAGGTCTTGAGAGACGTCTATCGAGCCCTCAAGGAGGCTTTCAAGCTCGAACTCATTGACGATCGTTTCACTCGTGAGGATCTCGACATCCTCAAGCACGCCGTCGATGATCTTGAGAGGAGCAAGTCAAACCCTACTGGATACGCTATTGAAGATGTGAACCGAGCGATCGCTCACATCAAGACTGCGATGCAGAGGTGAGCATTTACATTCCGGGCTATGGCTCGGGGTCAGCAAAACTTATCGTCTGTGGTGAAGCAGGTGGTAAGCAAGAGGAAGAGGCACAGAGGCCATTCGTAGGACCAACAGGACAAGAGACAAGGAACATGCTTCGTCAAGCAGGCATGTCACCTGAGTCCTGTTGGTTCACGAATGTCTTCAAGTATCATCCTCCTGGGAACAAGCTCTATCTAGCACACCAGACTGGGCATACCATAGAAGAAGGTATCCCTGAACTCTGGGAAGAGTTTAAGGCTCTCACTGAGGCTAATTGCATATTAGCTCTCGGGAACCTAGCTCTTAGTACGATCACAGGAGAGAATGGAATCACCAAGTGGAGGGGTTCCATCCTTCCTGCTCTCTATCACAACATCAAGGTAGTTCCCTCCATCCATCCTGCTAACCTCTTTGAGAGGAGAGGTGAGAAGGGAGCCTTTCCGTACTCATCAAAGATCTACATGCAGCTTGACTTCAACAGGGCTGTTGAAGAGTCTCTTACTAGAGAGCTTGAGCTGCCGAGGAGAAATCTCAACTACGCTAAGAGATTCACAGATGTCTACGACTTCCTTCAAAGAAACAGGGAAAACAAGATAGCTGCCTTAGACACTGAAGGAGTTGTTCCCTTTTGTATCTCCATCGCGTTCTCCCGTCATGCAGCACTCTCTATTCCCCTGTTCAATCTCAAGCACTTCGACAAAACTTTTGACATCTCAGGCTCAGAAATGGCTGAGATTTGGAGACTGCTTGATGCATTCTTCCGAGATGAGTCGATGCTCTTCATCGGACAGAATTTCAAGTATGACCAACGTAAGCTAGAGTGCTTAGGCTTCCGCCTTAAGCTCTATGTGGATACGATGATCCTGGGAAAGACGGTTAACCCCGAGTTCCCTGGAGCCCTCGAGTTCTTCACATCCATCTACACTCGTGAGCCTTACTACAAGGATGAGTGGCAGCTCTTCGACATGGGAAAGAGGAGACTCACGGATGTACTCATCTACAACGCTAGAGACGCGGCAGTCACCTTCGAAGTCTACGAGTGTCTTATGAAGGAACTCGTTGAGCTGGGGATGAAGGACCTCTACTTCGAGAAGATACAACCTCTCCATGATCTCTACCATGAGATGGAAGGTTGGGGATTCAAGGTTGACTTCGACGTTAGGGATCAGCTGTACTCGAAGTACGTAGACATGCAGCTTAAGACTGAGGATGAACTCTTCGAGCTGATAGGCTATCCTATCAACTGTGGATCAGTCAAGCAGATACGGTTCCTCCTCTACGAACAACTGAAACTCCCCAAGAGATTCAAGAAGGGTGTCCTCTGCGTGGACGAGGATGTCCTCGTTGCTCTCTCTGCCAACGCTGTAAAGGATGAGAAGAGAAAGCTTATCCTGGGTAAGATAATAGACGTTCGACGTATCAAGAACGCTCGATCGAAGATAGCTGCACGTGTTGACTACGATGGTAGGATGCGTACATCCTACAGGATCGTAGGTACTGAGGCAGGACGTACATCCACTGCCATCCTCAAGAAACCTGTAAGGGCTCATGAGATGGGCATGTCGTTTCACAGTATCACCAAGCATGGTGATCTAGGGGGAGACATCCGACGCATGTTTGTGTCGGACTTTGAATGATATGAATGTAATGAAAGATGAAGCTAACTCAGACTACATTTTAGATCGAGTAGATTTTATAGATATTCATTGGCTCTGGAAAAGGTATATAGATAAGAAAACAGGATATGCTAAAGCTGCAACAAAAAATAAAAGAGGAGTAAGATGTAAAACTGTAACAGCACATAAGCTTTCTTATGAAACTTTCGTAGGTCCTATTCCTATGGATAAAGAGATAGGACATGCAAAGTCTTGTCCCTATAGACATTGCATAAGCCCTGCTTGTCTCTCAGCTATGACTCATAGTCAGAACCTTTTAATGAGGGCTTAAATGCCTTTCATGAATTTTGACTTATCCCAAGCAGAAACTCGAGTTGTTGCTATTCTTTCCCAAGATGAAGAACTTTTATCCTGGTTTGAACAAGGTATAGATCCTCATGCAAGAACAGCACAATATATTTTCGGTGGTGATGAAAAGAATTACACTAAAGAAAAAGGTAAAGAACCGCCTGAGCGTCATATTGGTAAGATTGGTCGTCACGCTTACCCTTATGGAACTTCACCTCATAAGCTCATGCTCGAAGCGAACACGAACGCTCGTCGGTTTCACATTGATATTCAGATTAGTGAATGGAGGGCTAAACAAATTATCAAGATCATGGATGAGAAGTGCCCAAAGATCTCAGAGGTTTATTGGCCTGCTATTAAGTCTATTGCTCATAGTACGCGAACAGTGCGAACGGCTCATGGACGAGTAAGGTATTTCGCGGATCGTCTCAATGAGGATCTATACAGGGAGATGTACTCCTACATTCCTCAGGCTGATGTGTCGGACAAGACGAAGTTCTCCATGTTGAAGATGAAGAAGAAGTTTCCTTGGTTGCGTATCATCCTTGAAGCACATGATGCCTTCTGCGTGGATCTTCCTACTGCCAACATTTCAGAGGTCGCAGCTTACGGTAAGGAGGTCATGGAAGAACCAATTGACTTCTCAGGGTGTTCACTTTCCAGGGGATCTATTGTTATCCCCTGTGATATTGAGGTAGGCGATAACTACAAGGACCTCAAGAAATACAAGGTTGGATAAGTGGGATGGGTAGAAGAAGTCTTAGAGGCTACGAAGGAAGCAGAGACTCCTCGCTCGTTCATACGTTGGGGAGCCTATGCAGCTATCTCCGCCGTAATCAAGGATCAAGTTTTCCTTGATAAGTTCTACTACAAGCTCTATCCGAACATCTTCGTACTCTTAGTCGCAGAGTCAGGTCTGAGGAAGGGATTCGCAGCAGACCTCTCTAAGAAGCTGGCTTCACCAATAGACAACAACAGGATCATCTCTGGAAGGAACTCTATCCAGGCGATCATCCAAGACCTATCGACTGCATACACTCGTCCGAAGAAAGCTCCCATGACGAAGTCACATGGGTTCATTGTATCGGGGGAGCTCTCCACTACCTTCGTGGAAGACCCTCATACGTTTACGATACTCACGGACCTATACGACAGTCATTATCATAGTGAGGGATGGAAGTATACCCTCAAAGGTTCAGGGGTACAGACCCTGAAAGACATCTGCGTCACCATGCTGGGAGCGATCAATCCTCCCCTGTTCAAGAGCATGATCACGAAGAAGGATATCACAGGAGGCTTCATCGCTCGAACAATCATCGTTGAAGAAACGAAGCGAGCCCTGAAGAATCCTCTCACTAAGAAGCCAGAGATCGACCTGGACTACACGAAGCTTACTCCTAGACTAAAGGAGATATCAGAAATCAATGGACAATTCCAATGGAGTGAAGAAGCCCGTCTCGCCTATGAGTCTTGGTACGAAGACTTCAATCCAGAGAAGATGGACGATAAGACAGGGACTGCTAATCGTATCCATGACCAGATCCTCAAGGTGGCGATGCTTCACTCACTCGCGAGGGATAACTGTCTTATCCTTCTCAAGGAAGATCTAGATGAGTCGATGCACATGTTGGATGCAGCCATCAAGACTGCAACGGAGCTTAACAGGGGAGCTGGACAATCTGACTTTGGTCCTAAAATCCTCATAGTTCTAGAAGCCTTGATGACTTCGAAGGGTAACAAAGTCTCTCGATCGTTCCTACTTAGGAAGTACTGGAGTGACTTTACTCACCTGGAGTTGGACGTAATCATAGGAACGTTAGAGAAAGCCAAGGCTATACAAGTCTTTAAGCGGGGAAGAGATGAAATCTACAAGGCCACGCCCCTCCTCCTCCAAGACTATGAAGCCTATAAGGGAGGCATTAACTGAGTGTGATGCCCTCATCTGTTGGTGTAAGCGATACATCTACGTCACTAGTCACGCGTCGTTCTACACTGTCGTAGAGATAGAGCCTGGACTCTATGAATACAGGGAGCTAAAATGAGCTGGAAAGATTTACTCATGTTTGTTGTCATTACCGTCATGGGAATGTTACTCATCATTAGAATTTGGGAGAACAGAAAATGATCCTACTTATTCTCTTTCTACTCATGGTCTTCTGTTTCTTTGTGGGTCTATGTTGGACCCTAGAAAAGCTGGGGTTAGACTAATGATTCCTATAATCTGTCCTGAGTGTGGACAAGAAGCTGTTACCTTGAGAGTAACATACATCGACGCTAGAGGGCATGAGTGGCAGGACGTGATTGACCGTCCTGGGGAAGTACCTACGCTGGATACTCCTCCTCCCCAGAGGGAGGGTCTGAGGATGCCCTTTGGAAAACACAAAGGTACCCTCCTCGATGATCTACCTATTGACTACATCAAGTGGTGTCTGGAGAATATTGACAATCTCCGGGACAATCTGAGAGAGGAGATGCAGAATCAGGTAACCCTGAAATCAGGAGGGGGAGTCGTGAGACAGAGTGTGAAACGGGTAGGAACGAAGTTCACGTTTGGACCGAAGGGATGAAGAACGATCCTATCCTCATCTATTATGGCCTATTCTTCATTTCAATAGGACTAATAGAGAGCGGCTACCAGGGTATCTCAGCAGTAGGATTGTTCCTACTCTGGATTACCCTGGCAGCCCTTATTGGGTTTTTCCACTGCTACTTCTTCTACCTCAGTACATTCGTTGCGGACCACCCCGACCTGCGTTCCTCCGGTAAGCTGACCCGAGGTTCTGAGGAGGTGGCATGGGACGAGCGAGGTTGGTCGCGATCGGGGGAGGAGGTTGATTTACCATCCCCCTGTCCATCACCTCTGGCTGTGGGGGTCCTGACATTGGCGGACGAGGCATGGGTCGGCCTGCCGGCGGAAGACCTCGTATGACACCCCGCATATCCCCTTCGTTTGAAGGAGGTAGAGCGGATTCGAAACCTCCTCCGCCGCCCATGACACTAGAGACTCCTCCACCCATCATGGGTGCCACTCCTCCCCCTCCCAGAGCTGGATTAGCAGTCCCGACTGCGTTCATAGCAGTCATAGGCTTTGCCATTGTTCCCCAACCACCTCCAGAGACGGCATTAGCCATCCCTCCCATCATGGGCGCAGGAGGGGGCATAACTTGTTCTCTCATAACCCCCATCCCACCCGTGAATCCCCCACGCTTTTTACCTGCCATTATATCCATCGCCATTTGCTGTTCACTCCCTGAACGGGTTAACGTCGCCTACGTCTTTGCCGACTAGGTGCAGCTCCAGTTGGAGGAAAGGCTCTCTTAGCAGCCGGGAATCCTACGATTGGGATTTGTTGAGTAGCCCACTTCGCAGTGCGCTTTCCTGGTATCTCATCCTCATCCACATCCTCTGCTATGTTCTGCACATCTCCTGTAGCTGAACCTATAGCTTCTGCGACGTTCGTAACTACGGGGCCTGCTATCGCCTTCCCACCCCGTTCAAAGATCGACCCACCAGTGGCACCCTTCTCTATCGCCATCTGGAATATACCGATGCCTCCCCACAAGGAAAGGTTCTGCAACATACGCTTAAGGGGATGAGACCAGGGAATGCGCTTGTTACGAAGTACATGTTCCCATTGTACTTCCTCATCCCACGAGTTCTCGTTTCCTATCGCTTCCTCCCAGACCTTCTTCTGATCCCAGTCATCTTCGGAGAAGAGCTGCTTTACTTCTTCTCTGATACCTTCTCTGATGGGAAAGATTATCTCTGCCATAGCAGGTATTGCTGTTCCCATAGCTGCAAGGAAGCGGGCAGCTGGACGTACGTTACCGTGAGCTGCTTGCTTGAAGATGTCAGTCACAAAGATTGAGTGGCGGTACATGAACCTGGTATACTGAGTAGCGAGTTTACCAGCTCCAGAGGATGCCCATCCTGGGATCTCTAAGGTTCCCGTCCTAAAGAGAGCCTTATCAGACAGGGCTTTCCCTACCTTGTCCATGTACTCAGGTGTTTTTACAGGAGTATCGAATCCTAACATCTTGAGATCCTTCAATGCTCCCTTACTACCCTTGAGGGCGTCCTCTACGAGGATCTTCCCACTAGTATTCGCGATGACCCTGGTCCACTCATCAACCTTCGGAATCCCCCACATGAACTTCTGCAGAGCTGGGCTCTTGATACCTTCCTGAGCTGAGTACGCACCCTGTATTACCTCTTGTGTAATATTGGGTGTCAAGGACCCCGAGCGTATAGCGTCGTATACTTCCGTAGGGTAATTACGTGCGACACGTGCAATAGCCTTAGCTGACCTTCCAAACCCAGCGTAGAGGGCAGTATTCACAGCCTGCATAGGCTGGTAGAAAGCAGCGAATCCTAGGTCTGTGAATGCTTGCACATGTCTTGCATGTCCACTAACGATATCGAATGTCTTAGGTTGTTCCCTACCTGTGACCCTACGTATGTTCGTATGCAACCAGTCAGAGGTAGGCTTATTCAAAGGTGACTTCTTCAAGAAGGACCGGAGTATCTCCAGTCTACGACCGAAGTTTTGCACCTCGGAGATACGTCGATACGCACTAAGGAAGTACTCATCGAGAACTCCAAGGTCCTTCCTAAAGTCTGCACGAGTTGAGAGTCTCTGCTTCTCTAGGTGAGGATCACGCAGGTTCCACTGCTTGTCCAAGTCAGGGAATCTCAGCAGGCTATCATCCCACCCTTCAGCATACTTATGAGGGAAGTAGTTCTGCCGCTTGCCACCACCCTTGACCAGCTTAACAGCTACTGCGTCAGACCAAACTTGATCAAGCATCTTACGATAATCCATGATGGCAGACTTGACTACAAGATCCTTAACTTCCAGGATACTCTGTCTTCCATCTAGGACTCGAATGACCTCTCTCTCCTGTTTCCCCTTAAGCCCCTTCTGGATCTTGTAGGAGTCAGCGATGTGCTTCATGGCTGGACGCTCAGCGTCTTCTACGTAATGAGAGAACCTTTCCTTGAGCCAAGGATGAACCTTACCGAAGTTATCAAGGACAGGTTGACTAGCACGACGAATGAGACCAAGATTGTTAACTTCACTCTCTTCCTTGGGAATGCCCTTTAGGATACTCTTTACTTTCTCAGGAGGTATACCAGCCTTAGCAGCTAGCCTTTCAACCTGTCTGTCTTCCTTGATAGCCTGCCACTCTGCCCTTGCGCTTATCCTTTCACGCTTGGTAGCTGACCTATCACCAAACTTCTGAGTAAGATATTCGGAGAAATTCTTGGGTCGAGTTATAGCCTCAAGTGCCGGCTTTCCCACGGTCGGCATGGGAGCAGGCTTGCTGGCGGGCGACCCTTCCAGGTTGGCGTTCAGAGGCTCAGATAGCCGTTCAGCGGGGCGATCGCCGGGCTTGACGGGTTCTACTTCGGACCCTCCCTTTTCAGGGGCCTCTGAACGGCTCTGAACAGGCTCAGGAATTCCCTCGGTTTTTCCTCCCGGAGGAATATCTTGCCCACCTGTAGCCCCTGGTTCATAGGCGGCTGAGCGATTAGCCGCATCAATTGCTGCCTGAGACTTTAAGTTTGCGTGAATATCCGGATTTTCGAGGAGCATCTTCTCAATTTGTGCAGCGACTTTCTGTATCTCTGGATCATGCTCCAGGATATTCTGACCTAGCTCTAGCCTAGCTTCATGCTCACCTACGCCAGCACGCTTCTGCTGATTTACAGCTTGCCGGGTTCTCCACTCCTCTGGAATCTCAGCAAGTTTTCCCCCAGGCATCTCTAGCTCACGACCAAACTTATGAAGAGCTCGAGCATGCGCAGGTTCATGCGTGATAATGTAACGCATGTAAGAAGCAAAGGCTTTGTTGGTATGATATTTTGCAGCAAGCTCAATTGGATTGATGAAGATCTTGTCGTACCTCTTAGCATCTTTAGGATAAAACTTAGGAGAATACTCTCGATCTCCTGCTACCTGGAGAGAACGCTTTCCAGCATACCAAGCTCCATTACCCTGCCGCCAGTTAAGGTCGATATCCATATCCAACAGTTCAGGTTCATTGAGGAGCATGGATGCACGCTCCTTGATCCTCTTGAAGGACTCTTTCATCAAGTTCTCGATACGCTCTGCTGCAACTACAACACTCCTCCCAGCTCCCTTATTCTCCAGGTGAGTTACAGCTTCACTCTTCTCTCTCCAGATCTGCTTATTCTGTGCATCGTTGATAAGCCGCATCTGCTCATGACGATCCCTCTCCCAGAAGGACTTTCGAGCAGGCTCAAAATCTTGACCTCCTGTTGAACCCTCCTCGTCAGCCTCCCAAGGGAGTTTTCCGACTTCCCCCAAATCCTCTTGAAGGAGCTTTGTAGGCCCACCTGAGATATCCTCAGTGTCATGATAGTCAGGTTGACCTAGACGATCATCCTGATTCTTCCAAGGATTAGAGACATCCTCTAGACTTTCAGTAGGAGCTTCTATATCAGCTACTCCTTTGTAATGCTTAGAGAAAGCCCCACCGATTGTACTCGCATGTTCCTGAGCAGACTGCCTTTCAGGATACCAGGTAACAGCCTCATTGTCTTTGTTGTAGACTACATACCCACTATCCTTATCCTTCCACCACTCCTTTGGGTTTTTCGTATCGAAGGCAACTATTGTATCGACTCCCTTAGCCTTAACAAAGGGCTTCCCAGTAGAATCTACATGCTCACCCTTGTAATTGTGGACATTGAATCCTTTGTTGTTAGCATAGGTGGCAGCCTTCTCAGGATCAGTAAAGGTCTTAACCGTTTGACCCTGATAGTTAACGACATCATAATTCTCTTCGACATCAACTTGAAGCGTAGGATTCCAGGAGTCAGGAAGACTCTCCAGACCTTCCTGCATTTCTCCTTCAGAAGAAATCCGAGTGCTCGGCTTATTGCGTCTTCCCTCAATCATATCCTTTAGGAGCTGATCAGTAGCCTTCTCCCCAGTGATATGATTCCTACCAATGATCCCTCCACTCTCAGGTTTCTTGAGCATAGGACGTCCCTTGCCAAGAACCTCAGGATCTAGTACGAAGTGAGACGTTCCTCCTCCAGCCTGCTCCCACTCATCGAGGGTGATCTGATTATCTCTGATTTCAAACGGTTCCTTACCTAGTCTCTTAGCAGCAAGGGCTCTTGAGCGACTTAAGGTTTGACCCTCAGCAGCTACGATCCCACCGGGAATCTCATACCTGTTCTTATATGAGAGTGCAGGATCCATCCCCTTTTCCTTAAGCAAGTGAGCAGCCCAGGGAATCTCAAGAGCATAGTCAGGTCCGTATTGGCTGATGAAAGGATCAGTCCCATACTTTTGTCTGGCTTTCTTAGTAGCTTGTGGGAGATCTGCAACGTATCCAGGAGGTCCTTCACCCTCTCTAATCTTCTTCTGAACCATCATCCACTCAGCGTCAGAGATAACCTTCTTCTCTCTAAGCATAAGTAGAGGACGCCACCTACTACCTGGATCTGTAACCTCGGGAGAGTTAAAGCGCTTCGTACGTTCAAATACAACCGTAGGTTGGTGTTCCCGATTAGGTGTTACACGATTCTCATAGACGTGAAGACCAGCGTCCTTCCCTGGTTTCTTTAGGAAGGAATCTCCAGAGTGGTAGAACGTGGGCATCCCTGTAGAGTCGAGATCCTCCACAGGTTCATCAAAGAGCTCACCCGGAATCTGTTCCTCGATGGATTCATCCACGAAAGGAGATTCAGGAGGCTTAGAAGGAAGACCCTGATATTCTCCCACAGTTCCCATCTGGCGTGTGACAGGTTGAGTTTGGAGGGGCTCAACTGGACGTGGAGTATATCTAGCACGATTAGCTTCAGCGGACGCACCTCCTATGTATCTCCCTGAAGAATCATATCGTGGTTCGTTAACGTCAAACGGTCCTCGATTAAGACCTGGAGGTTGATCCACATGGGGCTGCTTCATTCCGACACCAGCCCCAGCAATCCTGGTAACTCCCATCGCAGTTTCCATAGGAGTTTCAGCAGCCGCGACCTGTACACCTCCAGCTGTCATGTCTGCAATAGAGAGACCAGTAGTCATCCCTCTCATCGTACGACCTAGGATGCCAGCGGTATTAGCTCCTCCCATCCCTGTAGCCAACAACGCTACGTCCAAGGGTGTAAGGATCTTACCAGATGCTTTAATTCCTTCCTTGGTTCCCTCAACAATAGCTGGTTCATTCCCAAAGAAGCGCTTAAGTCTATCGACTCCTACGTCCATTCCTGGTTGCTGACTCATAGGGTCAAGAGCAGCCCCCACCCGTGAGGCCCCTTCAGAGAGTCCAGCAACAGCTTCAGGAACTCCAGCTGCAGTTCCAACAGCTCGAACGATAGGATTCTTCCTAGCCTCACTATACCACTCAGCAGCTTGCTTGATTGGCTCGATAGGCTTGAAAGCTATCTCACTAGCGACATCTAGAGGCCCAACGTTCTCCTTACGTTTTTCCCTTTCCTGTTGGATAAAGGAGTTTCGTTCCTTCTCATTCGGAACGAAGTTCTGATCCCACCAGTACGTATGACCCGTCTCATAGTCGATGATCGGGTGATGTAACCTCCAGTTAAAAGGAGCCATTACTGAACAGCCCGCTTCCTGTTAGGAGGAGGAAGCTCGAAGTCAGAAAAAGGAGGAGTAGGATCATCGTCAACATCAGCGAAACCATAACTCAACTCTGCCTTCTTCTTGGCTTTTGCGATGAAGTTCTGCAGCTTGAGTAGTTCTTCTGGACTCAGATCATCCCCGATGCTGGCCTTCAGGCCCATGACGAGCTTACTCTTTGGGTCCCTATGGAAGTACCTCTCCATATCAGGATTCTCCAAGAACAACTCATCTGCAGTGTTCAGGTAAGCATCTGTCTGTGCAGATACACCAGGACGCTTTGGGCCTCTCTTATTGAGCTCGTTTGTTCTTGAGACGTACGCATCAGCGGTCTTGCCACGCGTGTTGGCGTTCTGCTGACTGATACGATTCTCCTCTCCAGCGATCCCTTCAAGCTCCTGGTTATGCCTATTCGTTTCTTCGAGTCTCTCTCGATCTGTAAGATCCTCTCGGAAGCGATCAGCATGACGTAGGTCTTCGGCTTCTCTCCTTTGCTTGATTCCTGCCATAGAAGCTTCAAAGGTCAGATCGTTTGCACGATACTTCCTTTTTGTTTCTGCACCCTTCTGGAGGAGTTCGCCTACATCTCCCAGATGCTTCCCTTCTTCCGTCCAGTCTCCATGAGCAGCGTTGTACTTCGCGTTGATAACGTCTCCAATCATGTTCATCCCAGACTTGGGATCTGTAAGACCGACGAGACCACCAGCCAAGGCTGCAAGGATCTTCCTCCCTGTGCTAGCCTTATACTCGGGATTGTTCCTATCTGGTCTCCTTCCCCTCCACTCATCCTGTTCATCGAAGAACGCTTCCTGACGAGACTTGGTAGGTTGTGTTCCTTCAACGGCCATCTGAGGAGGAGGAGGATCTTCCTGTAGGTTTAGCCCAGGTTGTGTTCCTTCCTCAACTTCAGATGTAATATTCGTCTCAGGATCAAGGAAATTCCTAAGAGGAACATCTCTCTCCTCATTACTCAGAGGATTGATAGGATCTTCTTCATACTCCTGATTACGACGGGATGCAGGGTCACGTAGAGTATCCTGAGCATGAACCTGAGTGAAGAGGTTCTCATCATCTCGAGGAGTATCTACGTCATCTACTTCATTCCCAGTTTCATCTGGAGAATTCTGCCAATCTTGAGGCTGAGCATTGTCAGGATCATCGAGGAAACCAGGATCATCGTTGTAATCTGGAGTAGGAGGAGGAGGATCGAATCCACCTGTAGAAGCCGCAGCCTTAGCGGCATCCTCAAGGGCCTTCTTCTTCCTCATTTCCTGCTCGAGAAGCATCGACTGCATTATGTCCATGCCCATCACTTTTCTCCCACGTAAGCTGGCAGCTTATGATCCAGATAGAGTACTTTGGAGGAAACGTTCTTGATTTCCTTATTCACTAGAGGACAAAAAACCTGAGGCTCCCTATCTTTATCTATACATGCTGTACAAGCATAATAGTAGTCAGGGTTATACGTTATGTCCTCTCGATTCTTGTTCGTCTCAGGATCATAGCGTTTACGGTTTACTGGAAGTTCGAACTCTTCTGTATACTTCCAGATATCCTCATCTGTAAAGTCAGCAAGAGGAAGAGAGACAAGAGGACTAGATTCCACGAAGTCCTGCTTAAGTGGAATATGCCCATACACTGGGTCAACATCCGAACTCTTGTGACCAATGAAGATAAGATCCCATATGAAATTGATACCACCTGTAGGCTTCTCGTAGAGATCCTTCAACCCACATAGAAATGGTTCACCTTCCTTAGGTTGTACTATCTCTAGAGCCCTAAAGATCGTGTCAGTAACCTTAGGACCACACTGATAGACACCTCCAATCCCGAATCCAGTCTTACTCTTGACTATCGCCATGTACGTAGGAGGATAGTCATAGACCGTGTAATCCTTCTTCAGGATAACCTCATTGGCAAACTCATACTTCTTCGGAAGGAAGGGTTCCTTCAAGAAGAGAATAGGAAGTTTGTATCCACAACGTTCGATTATGTCCAGCATGACAAGTGAGTCTTTTCCGAAGCTAGACATAACGATGGGACTACTCCCTCTACTCATGGAGTAATGAACTAGGTCGACGCTCCTTTGAATTTTGTCGTACAGCATTACATTGCGATAGCGACTCCTCCACCAATTGTCCCGACGGCTCCAGCAATCGCACCCCAAGGAACACCAGCACCCTTCTGATTCCCCTGCTGATACGCCTGCTGATAACCCAGGTCAGCACTTGTACGTCCACCATATCCGGCAAGCTCCTGCTCACCGTATGCGACCTGTCCACCCGTCTGTCTTGCAAGACCCGTATAGGCGTCAATCATGCCCATACGATCCTGCATGTTCTGTCTTCCAGAAGATGCACGAGAGGAGGCGGCAGCTCTGTTCTCAGCTGCAATCCTTTCAGCAATCCCCATCCCACCTTGCTGACCAGTGAGCATGTTCTGGAACACCTTCTGTTCCGCTTCTGAACCAGAGGAGGCTCCCCACTTCTGTCCTTCTCTTACGCTGTCAGCGATATGTCCCTCAGCTCCAAGCCGAGACTGACGCATCTGCTCAGCCTGCTGCCGAGCCATGGATTCCAGTGCTGTACCACCACCAACACCGTAACCCCCTTGGACAGTCCCCCTTCGGGTCATCTCATTACGGATGCCCTCAAAGAGCTGAGGAGTACCACTATCAGCACGAGCTCGGAAGTCGTTCTTGTCAGCGTCCGACCAGCCTCCGGTATTGGCAAAGTTCTTGAACTGACCGTACCCACGCATAGCATCAACCTGCTCTGCGTTAGCACCACCGAGTTCGCCTACGGTGTCATACCACTTCTTGTACTGGTCGTACTGACCACCATAACCCGGGATTCCTCCTCCACCACCTCCCCCTGAGCTAAGCTCGTCGTACATCCCACGCATCTCACCCAGACCCCAACCCTGGGCTTCTCCCCACGTGGCTGCTGCGTCATTCCCATATCCCCTGAAACGAGAAGAGTAATCAGAGTAATCAGGAATATCTCTGGCTCTCCCCTGGAGGGCCATCTCATCCGATTTCGCCCTTGCGTCCTTACCAAGTGCCATGATATTCCTTTATTCTGGGTCCTTACCCGTTTCCATCATGTTCGCCAAGCGTCTTCCACGAGATCCCACTTGACGAAACCAGCGAGTGGAGCGCATATTGTGTGCAGCCTTTAGCCACTCACCATTTCTCGTCTGCCGTAGGAATATTGGCCAGAGCAGCAACCCATCTACACCTAGGTTATAGGCCATATTCGCAATGACTCTTTGACGTACATCATCGAGGTTTTTAAGCCAAGGAAGCTTGATCGTAAGATCAATAAGGAGCTTCATTAAGAAACCACTTAGAAGAAGTTCTCCTATTTCCTTGGATATCCCATTAACAGGTTTCACTGAAACAAGCTTAAGGTCTATACCCTCAGGAAGGATAAGCTTCCCCAGGTTGTAGCCAAAACCTATCGTGAGATTCCCTGTATCGTCAATATAGATGACAGCACTCCAGCCTTCATCTAGCTTGAGACGTTCGATCAATCGTGGGATATCCATACTATTTCCTGTTCAGACTGTGAACACCTTATGGATTCACACCTAAAAGCGATCTCTTATGGTTGGATGCATCAATCCAGTAGAGATTATTGTTCACAGTTCCATCTATCCAGAGGGAACCCATCTTCCCTGCTACGACTCCACCATCGACTCCTACGAGAGTCCGCTCATTCCCCGAGGAATCAATGTAATGAAGATCGTTTCCCTCTACCCAGATAGAACCTACTTTGCCCGCTACGGCTCCTGAACTTCCTCCTGTGCTTCTCCAATTTACTCCATCACTAATCCAATGAAGATCAGTTCCTTCTACCCAGACACTCCCATTCTCTCTTGTAACAGTAGTAGTAAAGGTCCTATCACTACCAACAAGAATTCCACCTGAATACGAGAGAACAGCTCGAAAGTGGTAAAGGGTAGTAGGCAGAAGTCCATAAATACGTTGTTGATAGCCAAGTGGAGAACCTCCACTATTAGGACCAAGAGAGCCTGTAGTAGTTCCATATCCAGTTGTCAATCCATACTCAAAGTAATACGTAGTAGAATTAAAGTTCGGATCAACAGTTCCGTTAAGGCTTGCTGCAGTAGGAGCAAAATAGCTAGCAGGATCAGTTTGAATAGTAGGAACCGAGGCAGAAGTTGTAAATGTATAGATGGAGGAAGACCATACTGTAACGTTAGAAGTTGTACGAGTGATAGTAATACGATACTCATAAATAGTAGAACCCAGAAGTCCAGAAGCAGTACGAGCAAGAGATTGAGTTCCATAACCTGAAAGTGTCCCCGAAGCTGAACCTACTGGAATCCAAGTCGCGTCACCCTGTTTACGATACTCAATCTGGGCCGTTCCTGTACTCTCATCAGTATTAACTTTGAAGTCCGAGAAAGTAAGTAATGCATCCGTCGCTGTGATAGATGATGCTACACCATCTACAGAGTTAACGGGAGTTACTGCCCAGGACTTAAAACTCTTTAAGCCTGCATTTGCGACACCAACGAAAGTCTCTGCAATACAAAAACCAGAGTTAAAGAAAGCGTTAAGTCTAGCTCGAACGATATAGCTCTTATCTGAAGTGAGTGCAATCGTTTGATTAAAGTTTCCACTAACATCACAGTAGTTCCCGATAAAAGCAAACTCAGTAGTAAAGGCACCAATGCCGTAATCAAAGAAGAGTTTAAGTGTGAAATCGTTACCACCCCAAGAACCATAGAAAACCACATTAGTTAAGTGTGCACTTTCATTAACACTTAACTGACCTGGATCTCCTGTGCTTACAACGAGGGCCACTTATCTTCTCCCAAAGACTCTTATGCGATCATCCTTGTATTGACCTTTTCCAAGGAGAGAAGCATTTTGTCCAGCTAACGTACCACTAGCTGATGTTTGCACTGTCTTAAGTGCATGTGCAATGTTAGGATGCTTCTTTCCTAACTTATGTGCAAGGAAAGCCTGGATCAATGAGCCCCCAATCATGCTTGGTACGTTTGATCCTTTCACTTGGAGCTTACGTAGGACTGGATTATCTTCCTGTCCACCTCCTCTACGAACTGCCTCAGTAGAGATCACATCAGCAAGGGCATTAGTTAACATACCCCCTGTATCTTGAAGAAAACTAGGACGTTCCTCTTCTAGTCTTCCAGTTAGCTTTCTTGGACGATATTCTTCAGGAGCATCTGGACCCATCTGTCCCCACTTCATACTAGGGAACCCACTTGTCGACGCCGACAGGAAGAACAAAACCAGAACGAACGTAGATATACTTAGGTCGAGATGCGTTCGTACCGATTGACCTCGTATCATCTGCGTTCATCGTTAAATCACTACCAAGCTGTAAGGTAGTAAGTCCGATTACGCTACCACCTGTGATGGCAACCGCGTTGCTATTCTGAGCAGCCATCGTACCCAGAACAGAAACACCACCCGTTCCTCCACCCGCGGCAGAAAGGATGAGATCATACCAGTTCGCTGAGGGTGATGTGCGGTACTCCTGGAATTTGTTCAGGGTTCTTTCGTACCTGATCATCCCCACTACTGGATTCGTCGGGGCGGATAGGAACAACGACGCCCCGTCCACATCCCTCGCCTTTAGGTCCGAGAGAACGGTCGCGTATGCTGTCGTTAATCCTGGCGAGTTCCAATCTGCCATCTTCTGCCTCTTGTTTGTATCGAGCTACTTCTTTCTCGAGCTGTCGAATGCGAACCTCTCTTTCCCCAATCATGAGGAAGAGTTCTAATGGGTGCATTTCTTCCATTAGGCACCTAATCTAACAGCCCAGAACTCAGGGGAAAAAGAAGCTTGACTTACTATGTCTAAGTTTCCGCCACTATTTTGTGCTACTTCCACTGTGACCCATTCGTTTAGGGCGAACTTCCACATGGTTGTGACTATTTGATCTGTAACTGAATTCAAGGGAGAAAAAGAGACAACAGCAATAACGTCTCCATTTGAAGTCTTTAGACGAAGGGCTCGGAAAGTTCCACCAGTATTGGATGCCCACCTTACTTGAGCACCAACAAGATATAGGCCAGGTTCGAGAATGGTGATTCTGTTAGTAGCTCCACTAACTACATGCATCCCGGTACTATCGAGTCGCTCGTTATCGAAATCAATGAAGACATCAGTTGTATTCGGTATTGTTTGATTCGTTGTACGATAGGCACGACAGTGATGCTGCCAACCTTCAATGACAGGGGAGAAATTAACTCCATCTACAGAACGCTCCCAATACTTGAGCGTTTCATTATAGCGTATCCATCTTTGTGACATTAGACTATACCTCTTGCCTTCCAGTAGACCTGAGAATCTACACGTTGTCCGAAACCATTAAAGGCAAAAAGCTTAAAACCTACAGGATCTGGAATGTCCACGAAGTCTACAACTACATCTACGGGTTCAGTAGATTGGGCCTCTCCCGTTACAGAGTCTACATCTCTGAAGGGTTTCGTGAAGTTGACTTGTGTACCTGTTGTATCACTAGCCAAGACAGAAACTGTTCCAGAATCCATTTCTCTCTTTACGTTGATTGCAGCCTTAAAGGAGGAGATAGCAATCATGGAGTCTGAGTTAGGAGCTGTGAACTCCATCTTTATACGAAGATAGCGAAAAGCTGGAAAGAATTGAGAAACACCCACTACTTCACCAGTCCACACTGTACCATTCAGTGAGGAGTCCATCTTGACCACTACTGTTACATCCGTAGTACCTGTGAACTGTTCCTTAACATAGGTCACATTGACTATGATGTTCTGAATTACGGCACCATAGTCAATCTGATCTTGATAGGAACCTGTGAGCAAGTTCTCTTGGATGAAACGTTCGAATCCAGCAGTTACTTGATCCTCAGGATCTACCCAAGGACCACCTGGACCATTGATGAAATGATTCTGATAAGTCTCAGTTGTATCCACGCACGCGATGAGACGCTTAAGATCCGTTATCTCCCTGATACAGTTAACTAGAGTTCCTGTGAAGTCTGACTCAAACTCAAGTAGTAAGTTATAATCAGGTGGCTGACGAACGGTAGCAGAAGTAGAACCTCTAGCCGAAAGCTGTCCAGCTATGTCAACAGCTTCTACCTGATATAGATAAGTTCCTGACGCAGCCTCGAAACGTGTGATGAACGTACCAGAGATCTCCGCGAACTTTACGTTGTCCTTATAGACATTGTAGTGATCTATCTGGAAGATCGAGAATGGAATGGTCCAGAAGAGAAGAACGTTATTGTCGATGACTTGAGAAGAAATGGAAGGCATCCCCATAAGAGGGATAAGAACAGAAAAGGCGAAGGCCGTAGTGCTCTCAACTCCTAAGGCATTGATGGACTTAATCAAGAAGTGATACCCATCAATTAGTGGGGCAGGAACTCGAGGAGCAAGTGCCGCACCAAGTGAAGGAGTACGAAGGATAAAGACAGCAGTCTCCCAGACTTCTCCTTCTCTTATCTCATACAACTGAGCACTGGCTACTGAACTCCACGTGATCTGAATCGCAGTCCGAGTAAGAGTAATCGTGACACTCGTTATCGCTCCAGGAAGTCCTGTAGGTCCTGTGATGGTAGTAACAAGCGATATGATAGGAGAGACTGTGACAATAACTTCATGCAGATTGTCTGCAAGAAGATCAATGATATCAGACAGACGTGGATCGTTCCTTCTGATGTTAGCAGAAAGAGCGAGGATCTTATCCCTATTAGACTTGATGATATCAGCCACTTTGGAGTTGTTCTTCCCACATTACAGAGGTCATGATATACATCGAGGTGATGTGGAACCACTCATCTGCTGAGTCGACCCCAAACTTCAATGAGGCTTCTTCATTGACAAATGACATCAATCTAAGTAACACTCTCCCCGGTGTTTCGGAAAGTGTTATCGAGGGTAGAACCTTCACCTGTACATCATCTACCCCATAGACTGTTAGTTCCAACTGACCATCACCGATACCACTACCTCGGAGTGCGTGGAAGTGACAAACTCCACCGGAGGAATCCAGTGTTACGTAACCACACCTGTAGAACGAGATGATAACCGTATTGAAGTCATTGAGTCTATCAGGGTTACGTGTGTATAACCCTCCATCAGAAGCACCAAATCTAAACTTGGTTCTCTGAGTGGTGAAGTCAACTTCAACCCAGTTACTTGTAGGCTTCTTTGGGAAAGCCCAGACTGACCACTTGATCTTTGTAGCGTCTAGACCTTCATTAAAGTCTCCCATAAGAACATGAGAGGCTTCAATTGCAGAATCTAGTGGAGCGGAAATGTACACACGCTTCACGACGGGATCTACAGAGATCTGTACGAGCTTAAAGTAGAGTGGGTTAATCCTCCTCCACACATCTTCAATCACATACGTAAGTTCCTTTTCTGCCCCATAGGAACCTGTGAACTTTTGAAGCCCCGAGCGGGTACAAGCAAGGAACATATCTAGAGTGTGACCTTTAGAGTCAAGTACTCCAGATGCTCCATGCACTCCTGTTCCTTGAGCAGCATCAATCGGTATTACTTCCCAGGAAGAAGGAGCAGCACCGTTTGATTTCGTTGCGTGTGTACGTAGATCCTTCATGATGTAGAGGAGTCCACGATGATCTATCAACTGATGAACAGCTCCACCAGAGTCCCCAGGATCAATATGCACAAAGCCTTCCAAGTCTGAGAAGGACTCTGGATTACCTGAGTCTGAGATTCTTATCGTGGATTCTGCGTCTGCTGCTCCTCCTACTACAAGAGAAGATTCATACGTGGTGATGCAAGAACCAGCTGGAATCGTAGCTAGCTGATTGAGTAGTCTATCAGCAAGAACTATGAGGTCGGAATCGAAGAAATTAACTCCGGCGAGTACCGTAGTTGTATTATCTCCAATCCTGCCACTAGGAAGAAAGAACCATTGCTTGTCCTTTGGATTCCCATCGTAGTCTTTCTGTACCTTTGTGACTACGATATGACGCGCAACTGTTCCAGCTGGACCTAGAGGAATAGTAGAGATATCTGCTTTCTTTCCTCCAGGTGCAGCATATGTCTTGACCTCTGCCCCCGTTAGACCAAACTTCGTTACGTGTCCAGAAGCTGTCTCAAAAGCTACGGAGAAGAGATGAGTACCTATTTCGATATTTCCTGAAGTTGCGGAATCCACAACTGTTAGAGTATATCCAGATGGTGCGACGCCAGCAGCCACGCGTGCAACGCCTACTCCATCGTAAACATACACCTTCTCATTAGACAATCCCTTATTGCCATCATGAGGAGAGATGTAAGCACGATCAAACATGGTAATAGCAGAAAAGTCTACCATGCCTGCAACAGTCAAGATAGGAGTTAACATGGTTGTAGAAGAGTCATAGATCTGTCCACTAGCGTCTAGGATAAGTAGACGCGAGACTTCTCCACGCTTCTTGTACTCGAAGACTCTCTTACAAACTCCGCTCCACCCACCAATTACGGCAGAGAGGGAGAGGTCAAACCCTGCACGAGTAAGAACCCCTCCCTCTGTGAACTCAACGTTCAGCTCATCGAGAGCATACTCCTTCGGACAAGCTTCTGGTAGACCACGAGAAAAGTGGCCTCTGAACTCCTTGATACCGATGGGAGTATGATCTCTCATTAGCCAAGCTTGTTGAAGAGGGCCCAGAAGTTGATGACATCTCCGCTGAGGGCCGCGGGAATGGCAAGAGCGTTCGCCATCTCCGTGAGAGGAGCTGCTGCAGCAGCCCCAGTTCGGACAATCAACTTGTCCGTGACCTCATTGTACTCGTAGTGATAACCTGCCTTACCAAAACAGATCATCCTGTTGGGAGCTCTCCCAGCGATAAGAACTCCCTTGTTACGGAACTCGGCCTCCCCAAGCGCCAAGCCATTTGTCGCGTACGTATCCGCAGCTGGAGCGATTGCCAAGGTGCCAACGACAAGCACCGCATCCCCCAACATCGGAAGTTCCTGTACAGTCGTCACCGTCACAGCAGCAACCGCCATTTCAAGCTCCTATCTATTGGAACGCTGTCTTCCTCGTCTCGCCCACCCATAAGGCTTCGGTCTCACAGGTGTTCCCTGCTCGTTCTTGACCTTCGTAGAGATAGAGTCACCAAGATGAGTGGTCGCATCTGCGTCCAGATCATCTGCTCTACTTCTATTCCCTCTTGAACGAGCTAAGATAGCTGCGTTTCTGAAAGAGAGAAAGGAACCACAACCAAAGACAGGAAGAACTGTTGATTGACCAACAATCGTAATCAGTTCTCTTTGATACTTGAGGATGACTTCTCGATCTGTCGTAGCCCCCTTGAACTTGATGATTCCTTCCTTGAAGAACCAGTTCTCGAGTTCTGCTACAGGGATCTCGAAAGGATCAGATTCTCTTTCCTCCATTGTCTCATAGGACGAGAGTGGACCTCCTACTGGACGTTCCCACATGTAAAGTGGAACTAGGAGGTCGATGGGCTGGCCGACCCACTCAGTCGTATTTGCTGTGATCGTTGAGGGAAGTGAGAACTTCTCCTCCACATCAGCGATCCCATTCGCTACGAGAGCTTCTTCGAGTTCCCTCCAAGCAATTCGGAGGTATGGCAGCTGGGCTTCATAGGTGAACGTAATCTTATCTGGATCAGTCAAGAGTGCAGCTGACTCATCCATTACGTTTCCAGCTGTAAGTGACACGAAAGCTCCTTACTTGTTCAGAGTCTGAACAGGGTTCATCCCAACAGCCTCGAGTACCTTCTTGTACTCCTCGATCTTGATTGGGAGTCTGCAAGCGAAGCAGACAATAGCGAAGGTAGAGATGAGGGTCGTGCAGTAAGGACACTTAGTGATTGTGTCCGGTGAATCGTCCAGCCAATCTCGCTTGAGTCCGAGTGAGCGACAAGCAGTCCGCTCGAGATCCGAGATCTGACTGTACTTGTGGTTGTTCGTCCAAAGGTCATCCGCCAACCTCACAAGGATGACCCACCACTGATGCTGGAGCTTCTGAGCTTTCTTCAGCTCTTCTGAGTGACTGTCGAGGATATCCTTCTTACTAACTTTTCCCTCAACAAAGAAGATCCCCGGTCCAGCAACCTCAGCTTCTTGAGCAGGTTGTCCGATCGAATAGTCCACAACCAACGACTTCGCAATCGTGGTTGCTGGAACAAAGATAGCCTCCGTTCCCCTATCACCATCAAGGAACACAGATCGCTTTCCATCTTCGATCAAAAGCGTGGAAAAGTCAGGGAGCACTGCCGCTGGAATCTTGTACTCCTGTGGGTACAAGCCCGGCTTCACTTCCTGAATCGGCCACGGGACTAGGCTGACTACTGTTGCCTGCATTTTCACTCCTATTAAACCAATGTTCCTTACCATCCGGCAGGAGTAGAACTCCTGGGTTAACTACAGCCTCTTTATTCCTGAGAGCATCAGCCAACGAACCACCAAACCGGTCTTCCATACAACCGTAGAAGAACTCAGCTTCATCGTCGACTTCCTTCTTTCCTGCAGCTTCCCAATCCCAAACCTTAGCCTTGGGTTGGAGGAGCATGAACATGAAGTACTCAACAGCTTTACGCGTCGGCTTCTGGTAGTTTCCGTGCCTATCATAGAACACATAGATAGGCTCATACGTTCCTGCTTGATCTACGAGGATTTCAGGATTCGGGAGATCGAACATGAGCTTCTCAAGAATCCAGCGGTCACGCCACGTAGGATGATACTGATACTTGGGCATCTCACGTACACCATGAAATGCTCGAATGAAGATAGGTCCACAGTAATCATGGAACTCTCCTACACGCTTTTCCATGATCCCTACAGACCAAACGATCCTCCACATGGGACGCTTCAACAGATCGCTCCCATATGTTTCCAGCAACCACGCGTTAATAAGGTCGATATCCTTATTCTTCATAATTCCTCAAGGTCCCACCAAGCCCCAGCCTCAGTGGGTACGAGCCCCGTCGACTCCCTAGGAGATAGGGACACCGGGGAGGGCCCTCCCGAGCTTAGTAGCCGGTCGGAACCGCCAGTGCGTCGATGAAAGAACACAGAGGCGGGTTGTTCACGTAGGTGTTGAAACCGATGACGTGGTAGAAGACCAGCGAGGTCTTCGGCGAACCGTCAGTCGTGGACCGGATGTCGAAGAGGGTTTCGTCACCCTTCTTGTAGATACCCGGCTGCTTGAACATGACCTTCCGCCAGACACCCTTCACCACGAAGTCGATTCTGGACTTGTCCCAGGAATATGACTTGCGGATAGGGATACCAGCGATCTGGTCCACGTTGAAGAACAGATCAAGTCCTTCCTGCTTCGCACCCTTG